TTAAGATGGAATAAAAAATTATATCCAAATAAGTTATTACATTTATTAGTTCCATTATATAGAGATGAATTTGGTAATTGTGCAAAAAATGAACATTTGAAAAAATATTTAGATTATATAATTGGTGAATGTGGTCAAGATATTATATTTAAAAGTGATGGAAAAGTTATAATTAATAATGGATCACAAAGAGATGGACAAAATTATGATGGTGAAAATATACCAAGTGAAATATTAAATGAATATTGCACAACTGGTTATAATAAATATACTGATTTTATAAAATTTTTAAAAAGTAATAGATTATATGATGAAATATTATATAATCAATTAAAAGAAACACAAGAATGGTTAGTATCATTAGGTGAAATACAAACAAAATATCCAAAATTTTGTTTCAGACATATTCACCCTAATAATATTAATTATTATTGGACAAAACAAGAAGCATTAAATGCATATGAATTGTGTAATAATAAATTAATTAATGACATGGGTAAAGATAAATATAGAAAATTAGATTCACGATATAAATTAAATAAAATAAATGAATTAGATAAAAAAATACCAATAATTAATTTTGATTTATATTATCCAAAAAATTAAATATTAATTGATTTAGTTTTTGTTTTAGATTTTTTAACATCTTTTACATCTTTTACATCTTTATCTACCTGTATTATTTTGTCAATATTATTATTATTTTTAATTGAAGATAAATATTTAATTAATTGATTATTTAATTTATCATTTATCAAATCAATATTTATAAGATAATTATTAATAGTTTTTTCAAAACATATAATATCATCAATAATATTAGAATAATTATTATTTATTAAAATTGGGATTTTGATAAGTTTTAATTGATCCATGTTAATGATCCATTTTCACTCATAACTCCTCTACCATATCTTTTAATATCTAACATTTTTAAACAATAATATAAATATTTATTTGGAATTTCCTTAATTATACTATTAATAGATGCAATTGCTTCATTTGTATATAAATCACAACCTGCAATTGCTAATTTACCAATACTTAATTTAAATGATAATAATAATGAATTTTTTTTTACTAATTTTACATTACTTTTTTGAACACCTAAATCAGTAATCTTTTCATTTGTGTCAGTAATTATATTATTATTTAATTCAGAAATAGAAACCCATAAATTATTACCATCTTCCCAATATTCAGATTTATCTCTTGACGGTGTTCCGCCTATTTTAATATCACATATTTCATTCATATTTTTAATAATTATATTATTATTTTCAGTTTCTGTTTTAATAAATAATTCTAATAATGATAATAATAATTTTTCAGTATCATTTTTCATTATATTTAATAATTTAATTTGATTTAACATAATATCATTAATAGATATTATTTTCTCTTGTTCTTCTAAAGTTGGTATAGGGATTTTCATTCTATTAAAATTCTTTTGATCAAGAGATTTATTACATGATCCTTTCTCATATACTGTTTCTATATGCTCTTTAATTGAATTTAAATAATAATAGATATATTTTTTATTAATTTTATTTAGATAATTATTATTTATTTTACAATTTAACATCAAATCAGAATGAATACATTTTTCTTCAGTATATCTTATAGGACATTTACCGTTACCATTAAATGCATTTGCAATAAATATACCACCTTGTAAATATTCATCATATATTATTTTTCGTGATTCATCTGTAATATCTGCTTTACCAATGAATAATATATTACCATTTTCATTTTCTTCAACTTTAGAACTTTGTAATTTACCTTTTTCTAATGTAAATATATCGCCAAATTCTATCCAATCAAAATTAGTCATTTTTGAACTAAGAGTTTCAATATATTCATCTTTTAAATAATCGCGGAGATACCATGAACAATTTGATTCTTTTTCAATATCTTCAATTGATACAGTAGTTATTTTTGTTAAAGTATTGCATTCTTTATTAGCTTGAATAAAATTTATTGCTTTTGTTCCTTTTTTATCTTTTTCAAAAATGAGAGCACATGTTTTAATTCCTGTATGTGTGAATGTTCCACCTTCAAATAATATAATATCTGTAATATTTGTTTCTTTCATAAAATATTTTCGTGTATCTTTATTTGATGAGCCAAAAAATAATTCACCATATGGAAGAATAATTAAACACATTCCATTTTCTTCTAATTTAAATAGATCTAATTCTAAAAATTGTATTGGTGGTGAATTATCTTTTAATTCATATATATCATCTAATTTAATTTTATTTTTCTTTGTAAAATCATCTGATTTAAAATTGTCTTTAATTTGATCAAATTTTTTATCAGTTTGAAAAGGAGGATTTGTTAATATAAAATGATGTTTATTAGAATTAATATGTGTTAAGCTACTTTCACACAATACATCATGTGGAAACTGTTTCAATGTTAAAATTAAATTCATTAATCCATATTGAAATGTAGTAGATTTAACTTCACCACCTGATAATAATAATCTATTTCCATATTGTTCTTTGAATAAATTATATCCTGTAACTAACCAACCACCAGTTCCCATACAAGAATCATAAAATTTAATTTTATCTTTTTTATCTAATTTCTTAATAATTTCATTAATTCTATTTTTTTTATAATTAAAAATTAATTTCATTAATTTTCTCGGTGTAAAGAATTGTCCCAGTTTAGAGCCTTTTTTAACATAACCATTAATAATATGTTCATAAATTTCACCAATTACATCTTCATTTTGTTCAATATCATTTATATTTAATGGTATAATTACTTCATTTAATAATCCTTGAATAGTTGGTGCTTTTTTTGCTTTTATAAAATTATTCTCTGTAAATATTTGTCCGGTAATAGGATGTGTTTTTAATATTTCGCCCATTTGTCGGATAATATCGGTAGTTTCTGTCATCTTACGAATTGCATCAAGTGGTTGAATTGCTAATAATTTTAAATTAGTGAAATAATTTAATATTTCTATTAATTGATCATCATCATATAAATCTTTATAATATTTTTTATTTAATAAATCTATTTTCCCTTCTTCCTCTTTATCAGAAATGATAGGTTGAATAAATTTAATAAATAGAAAGTTCATAATATCGTTTAATGCATCTTCACCTTCGATATTTTCAGAATTATATAAATAATTATGACCTTTATCAATCATCTTTAATATATTTTTTTTAGATTCATTTTTAATTTTATTATCTTCTTTTTCTAATTCAATTAAAATTTCATTACTAGGTAATCTTAAATATGAATAGTCTATTTTAACTTCATCTTTTTTAATTAATTTCTTTTTTATTATTTTTGGTTGGGTAGCATGTATTTCTTCAGTATTAGTATCAATAACTTTATTGATAACTTTTGTATTTTTAACCATTTTTATTAATTGATAAAAGAAGTTATATTAAATTAATAAAAATCAATTTTTATATAATATAGATAAAAATTAATTTTTATTATTTATTATTTATAGGTTTTTACATTTGAAAGATTTTCTATGATAATTAGAATATCCATGTGTTCTAATTCCATCTATATATTTTTTTGTTCCATATCCCATATTGTTTAATAAATCATATTTGATATTTAGTTCTGGATATTCTGCACATTTATATAATAGTCTAAGTTTTATAAACTAATATTTTGTATAATATCATTAACAAATTCAACAGGTTTATTATTACCATTCCAAAAATCATTATTTTTTAATATTAATAAATCATTTGCTATAAAATTTAAATTTAGTGTATAATAATAAATTATATCATCCGTATTAAATTCATAAGTAGCTAGGATGGGTTTATTATAAAATAAATTAATTAATTTTTTTAATTTATCTAACCAATCATTTATATTTCTATATAAAATACATTTATTTGCATAATAATCATACATATAAACTCCTAAAAATGTGAGTACATTAGGTTCAAATATAACATATTCAATATTAGTTTCATTCTTAGCAATATTTTTTTTTTCCATAAAATCCATACCAAAATAACCATCATAATCTAATAATTTATGTGATTTAAATATTTCACATATAAACGTAAATACTTCATCAAGTCCTATAGATGCACCTGCATTCAAAGTGCCATTAAATGGTATTTTAATATAGTTTTGCTTATTAATAGAGTTAAAATAATCATTTAATATTGTAAATATAAATGTTTGTTGATTAGTTGTTCTAGTATTAATATCAAATGATGATAAAAACATTATTAATTTTTTAGAATTTTTAAATATTAAATGCCTCCCTAGATTTTCTGGATACCGTCCAATATAATAAGTTGCATTACATCCATCAAGTCCTTTATAATTTATACTATTATAATGATTTTGTTCACCTGGTATACTAGTATTAATATTATTAATAATTGTGCCTACATCAAAGTTTGAATTAAACCATTGTGTTTGTTTAGTATCATAATACCAATAATTATCAATAATATGATCTATATTATTATTAGTAGTAGCTCCCTCCCTAAAATTTGCCCCTAATACAAAATATGTATTTTCAGGAATATCAAATCTACCAAATTTATTAATTAATGCAATATATTTTGTATTATTTGTTATTATATAATCTATAAACCCATCAAGCGTTGCGGCTCTAGTAATAAACCATTGGTTTAATCTCCAATATGTATTACTATTAAAATAGCTATCAATTTTAAGTGCAGGGCTCGGTCTATTAATATTTGAAGACGTGCTAAGAGTTTGATATACATTCTTTCTATTATCTAATGAATGATTTGTATGATACATACCATCCATAATATTTCGTAAATTAACTAATGATTGGTTGTATGATTGAGGAGTGCCCTGTTGTAATTTATGTAAATTTGTTAATAATGGAATAACATTATCATATGAATCTTTTTCAATATGATATGATTCTAATTCATTAAATTTTAATTTTAAAAAATTATTTGTATTATTTGGAATTTTCATAATTAGTATATCATTTAATTGAATATTATTAAAAATTAAATTAAATTTTGTATATAAAATATGTAATAAATAAATTAAAATAGCATATAATAGAGGTGTTGAAAACTTTTTTATAGAATTATAATTTGTAATCTGAGAAATAATATTTTCTCTAATTAAATAAGTACCTGTATTATATATTACTACACTCAATGGTTTTGCCATAAACAATGGGAATTGTTCATATATTTGATTACTATATTCAATATGTTTGGTTAAATCAACTGATGAAGCAAATTTTTCAAATACATATATTTTATTATTAAAATTTCCTACAAATATATCATTAACAATAATATCATATATCTTAGTAACAGTACCAATTTCATACGTTTTATAAGTGGTCCCAGTTGAAGTAATATAAATATTATTATAAATTTTTTGACTTATATTATTTATAGGAGGGAACGATGTGACAATATTTGTTTCAAACGTTTGATTATAATGAAACACAATACAATAGTTAGTTTCTAATAAATTTATATGTGGTTCAACACATTTGGATTTTAGATCAATAACACGTTTATTATTATCTAGGGTATCAATATCAATAGGATAATTCTCAACATTTATTAATATTGATTCATAACCAAGAATATTATATCTTAAACGATAATTAGTGGTTCCTGTGCATATTGTGTGTGTTGTGCCAAATAAAGCCTCATAATATTTGTCGTCAAATTCTTGTTTTGAAGCTTTTGCATTTGGAATTGTATATTGTAAAGGTACTTTTCTAAATGTTATAACTAATCTATGAAAATCATATATTTTAGGTAATATAAATACCTGTGCAAAATATTTATGTGTTGTATCAAATATATTTTGAAAAATTATGTCTGGTAATTTAGTAATAAAATCATCTAAATGGTCTTCTTCTATTTCAAAATAATATCCAGAATGACACATATACTCATTTTTAGATAATTTGTATATTCTTAAATGTATATTACCATTTATAGGTGTTGTGCCTTCAATAATTTTAGTTATATTATTAATTGGAGGAATCTCACTAGATGTGTGAAAATGAATAACTTCTGGTATACTACCTGCTTCAATGGAATTATAAACATATTGTTTTGTTAATATTGCAAAATCAAACATATCTTTTAATATACTTCTATTAAAATAAAAATTAGCAGCATGCATACCATTTGCATTAACTATTAATATATGATTATTATGAACTGGATCTATAGTAGGTGTTATAAAATAGTTTCTCCATTGTATATATGGTATTGGATTATAACTGTTATTACTTAATGTTATATTATTTTTTCCAATTGTATAATTAGCATATGTAACAAAATTATAATAATCATCATTAAACATTTTTGACAAATGATTATCGCTTCTTACATATACTCGATAATTATTAACAAATGCAAGACTATATGTATATGGAAATTTACTATCGTCAGTTTGAAAATAACATTTTTCTACTAGAGGATCAAATGGGTTATGCTGATTATTTTGACATTTAGGATATGTATAATATTTAAATATTATTTGTATATTATTTTTAATTGGTAAATATATAAATTTATTATAAATATTTTTATAAAAATTATTATTTAATATATTTTCATATAAAATACCAATTTGTTCATTTAAATTAACATCAGTAACTTTTTTATATGGTTTAGTTCCACCGTGTTGATTTTTTAGATCTATATATTTTTTTTTATATTTAAGATATTTTTGATAATACATATATATATATATATATATATATTATTTATAAGTTTTTACATTTGAAAGATTTTCTATGATAATTAGAATATCCGTGTGTTCTAATTCCATCTATATGTTTTTTTGTTCCATAACCCATATTGTTTAATAAATCATATTTGATATTTAGTTCTGGATATTCTGCACATAAATCAGTTATATATTTATCATGATATTCTTTAGCAATAATTGATGCAGCTGCAATTGATAAAAATTTAGAATCGCCTTTAATTATTGATTTAGTTTTATAATTAGTAAATTTCTTTTCCCATCCAGTGCCATCTATAAGTAGTGTAATATTATTATCAAAATTATATTTCTGTTTTAAATCAAAAATTGCTCTATCCATTGCTAATTTAGTTGCTTCTAATATATTTATGTCATCAATTTCATTTGATTCTGCCCAACCAACCCCATATGCTTTTACATTATGTGTAATCCATTCTAATGCAACAGCTCTTTTTTTAGGAGTTAGTTTTTTTGAATCTGTAATAAAACTAGTATTTTCATTTATATCTCCCCAAATAACAGCACCAGCATAAACACGACCTATTAATGGTCCTCTACCAGCTTCATCTATACCAATTTCAGTATTCGGATTAATTAAAAATGAATTCATTAATTATATATATAATCAGTTCTTAAATTAATTTGTATTATATGCCCATTGTTTTCTACACAATGGACAATTTCTATTATGAAGTAACCATGTTCTAATACAGTCACTATGAAATACATGACCACATCCACCTTTCATAATCATACTTTGATTATTATAATCAGTATAATCAATACTATTTAAATTATCTTGACAAATAAGACATGTTTGAATACCTTCAATCTGTATTACACTAATACCCACTAGAACAACACTAATAATAGTGCATTTTATATTTTTTAGTTCTAGATATAATAGTTGATCGGGTTGCATTATTATTTCTTTATCTTTATAATTAATTACAACTTCGCCATATTTTAATAGCCAATCTATTGTTTTATTATTATTCATAGTTTTGTATTTTGTTAAATACTCTTTTAAAATTAGTGTAAGTGGTGTATTTAAATCTTGAATACTTTGACTAGTAATAATACAATTTATTTCAGGTATTTGCCATGCACCATAACTTGTTATTAAAATACTTGCATTAGTATCCTGACAATTTGTATATGATGTATCTGTATTTTCAATAACCGTATTAATTATTCTAATTATTTTAGTAAACGATTTATATGGAATTTTTTGTTTGCATACGCCCCATATTATATATTCCATCCTAATATAATTATTAAATTCTATTTTATTTTTAATATTCATATAATACAGTAATCGTTCTACTAATAATTGATAATATTTGTCAATAAAAACACTGTTTGATGTAGGAACATATTCGATTATATGTTTTATTATATTTATTTTATAATCGCTAGATTTATCTGATTGCAATATGATTATATGAATTGTTTCAATTAATAAATCTGTGTTTTCTTTAGTACTTATAACTGTGGAAATAATAATTTTCAAACGACCCGAATCTGTTTTATTATTTATTATTTTAAAAATATACTCTAAAATATTAAATAAGTTTATTATACTTTTAACATCAGATACAGATTTAATTATTTTACTAATAAAAGTTGGTAATACATGTGAAATATTTGTAATACTTTCATAAAATTCAGTAGAAGATATATATTTTTCTAAAAAAGAAAAATAATTATTAAATACATCTAACAATTGTTCTAATGTAGAAGATTCACATAATAACAAAGATAATATATTTTCTAAAATATAATTATATATAGGTTCCGCTATAATATTTAAATAAGTTTTTTGTTTGGCGTAAGCATCCCCAATATTTCGTTTTGTGGGTGGTTGTTCAACAATAACTAGACTTGTATTAATAAATAGATAATTTTTATAAATTTTATTATATTTTTGGACACAATTTTCTATATTTTGTATATATTGATATTCTGGAGATAATGGTGTATAACTTATTTCTAATAATTGTTGTTTACAAAAACAACCAATATTTTTAAGTATATTAATTATTAATGATAAGATAGTATATTCATCATATATACTAATCATATCTATTATATCAAAAAACTGTGTAATGTCTTTTGTGTGTCCATCTGTTAGGAAAGCATCACATATATATTTTACAATTTTAATATCTAATAAAAATATTTCAGATAATTGCGTTATTCTTATTGTCATAATAGTAGGTATTTTTGATAATAGCGTATATCTTTCTAATATAATATTTATAAATTCTGATATTTTAATATAATCAATTAAAAAATTATTTAAATTAGTTAATTTATTATATTTTGCCATTTCACCAATTAAATATTTTTTTTTACTTAATAAATCTGATTTTGTATAATCACTTATTATTTTACATAATTCAATTATATCAATATTTTTTGTTTGCAATATATATTTAATTAAATCTAACACATGAGTAGGTGGTGAATTAGTACATATACTTTCAAAATAATTTTGCATAATTTGTGTTATGTCTTTTTGTGATAATTCTAACAAATCAATAGAACAACCATCTTGTATATCAAGTATATCTCTTTGAGGATTGTGAATATCCATGCGTGAAAATTAATATAGGTTAATTTATATTTAATAATAAAGATATTATTCAATTTTTACAGTATCATAGGATTATATCTAGGAACGTCTAATTTATATAATTTTACTTTAAAAACTCCTTTTGTAAATGATGTCCCTGGTATAGTAATTATTTGGTCATCTTCTATTTCACGGTCTCCATTTATTTTTATTGGAATTTTAACAATGTTTCCATCTAGATTACCTTGAACATAATATTCATATTGATTTGAACTAGGAAATGTTTGTCTTCCAAATAAATTATATGCAGTTTCTGTATTATCTCTTATAACCAGTCCTAACAATTGATAATTATCTGGAATACCTCTAGTTGGAATATTAAATTGTTGTTTAATTATTTTATTAGGATATGCATGAAGAGGAACTCTTCTTTCAGGTGGTGCAAAATCATTTAATAAAATATTCTGATCGCGGTTTGTTAACATAATTCTTTTTTCTAATTCTGGGTCAATAATATGTGCACTAATATCATTATTTATTTTTACTTGAGGTGTTTGTAAATCATCTATTGAATTAGCTAATTTGTTTAATAAGTAATCTGAATTTTTATTTTTATAATTAGATAGTGTAATTATTCCTATAAAAATAAATATAAAAATACCTAATTGTGATTTTGATAAACAAATAGTATTTTCCATTAATAATTATATAAGGAGACATAAATTTATTTTATAAGGTAATAAAAAGTAATATATTCTTTTTTATTATTATCTAAATATTTTTTTACTGGCAAAATAAATTTAATTTTGGTTTTTAATAAATATGAACATACAGCAAGAAGAGTATCTAATTGAGAATATTCTACAAATTGTGTTCGTGAATTTACTAATATGGATTTAATATAAAACTGTTCAATCAATTTTGGTAATTCTAATTTTAAACCATATTCTAATAATTCTCTTGCTAATTTAGATGCATTATTATTTACTACTAATAATACCCATGACCAAAACCATATATTATTTTGATTATCAAAATAACCTAATATTTCACAATCAAACAGTTTAATTTTATCATTATCTAAAAGAAATGTTATTTCAGAAGTAGCCATATTAAATTCAGTGGTATTATAAATATTAATAAAATTAAAATTATTTATACATTGTTCGTCATAATGTTTTAGTGATTTTAACACTAATTCATTTAAACTTTCTAATTCCATTATATAGAATTATACATTTTTATTTTATAATATTTTATCTCCATTATTAATATTATGTCAAATAGTAATACTGATATTATTTATAAAGAAATATTTAATTTAATTATAAAACAAAAATTTAAAGAATTATATAAAATAATTAAAACAGGTAAATTATCTAATTTTGATTTTAAAGATAATAATCATAATTATTTTATTCAATATATTATAAATTATAATCAATACAATATATTACAATTAATATTAGATACTAAAAAAACAAATGATATTAATATTCGGTTAGATATATTGGATATTGATGGAAGATCATTATTATATAATTGTATTAAATATAATTATACTAATTTATTTAATATATTAATTCAATTTAATAAATTGCAAATCGGTATATCTATTATTGATATTAAAGATACATTAGGATTAACAGCATTGCATTATACTATTATTTATAATAATTTTGATATGTTTAAAATATTACTTGAAAATCACGCAGACCCTTATATTGTATCAAAAGATGGATTTAATGTATTTCAAATGTGTTTAATATATAAGCGTAATAATATACTTATGTATTTGATTGAATTTAAATTTACTCTTAATTTTACATCATTAAATGGAGAAACATTATTGCAATTAGCTATTAATTATGAAAATACAGAAATTGCAAAAAAATTATTAAATAGTATAAATTTAAATAATAGAGATACAATGTTTGGTTTAAATGCACTACATCAAACAATTATTTTAGATAATTTTGATTTATATAAACAATTATTAAATACTACTATTAATTTAAATTCATCCGATTTTTATGGTAATACGCCATTACATTATATATTAATTGATAAAAGATTAGATTATTTACCATTATTATTAGCAAAACAAAATATTCATTTTAATATTGTAAATATTAATGGTGAAATTCCATTACATATTTTATTAGATATTGATATAAATTTATTTGCACTTAATAGTGATTTAATAAGTACAGAATCTAATAGTATAGATATTAGTATATTAACAAAGATAATTTTAGAATCTGATTTAAATATACAAGATAATCAAGGTATTACATGTTTAATGAAAATAATAAAATTAAATTTACATAATACTTTTAGAGATTTATTAATTATTAAACCATTAAACTTTTTTATTGAGGATAATTTAACAAACACAATAATACTTACAAATGATATAATATCAATACTTGTAGATTCATATTATAATCAAATAAAAATAAATAAAGATGAATTAATAATTGATTGGGAAAAGTGGTGTAGTATTGGGTCTTTTGATAAATTAAAAGAAATAATTACAACTGATATTTCTGGAAAAACATCAGAAGAAATATGTAAAAATAAAATTAAAAGTATTATAACTAAGGAAAAAAGAACTTTACCAAAATTATCTAATATGGAATTAGTATTAGATAATGGTATTTTTACTAATTTTTGTAGTTATACAGGATTACCAATTGATATTTTATTTGGTTTATTATTACTTAAACAAGAATTTAAAATAAAAGGTTTAAGTCTTGTATTGGATTATCCTTTAACAATAAATAAAGCATTAGAATTATATTATAAAAATATTGGAGTTAATCAACAATATAAAATAGATTTTTCAAATATAGAGATTATATGGTGTTATCAAAAAATATTTTTCCCTTCTTATTTTACTGAAGAATTAACTAAAGTACTTAAATATGCAAAATATATATGTATTCCTATTGGTATAGAAATATCAACAGGATCACATGCTAATATGCTATTTTGGGATGTTAAAAATAAAACAATAGAACGTTTTGAACCAAATGGTTCTAATTATCCAATTGGATTAAATTATAATCCAGAATTACTTGATACATTATTAAATAAAAAATTTAAACAGTTTGATCCAAATATTCAATATATAGAACCATATAAATTTTTACCATCTATAAGTCTTCAAATATTAGAAGCTTTAGAAACACCAAAATGTAAAAAAATAGGAGATCCAAATGGTTTTTGTGCAGTATGGTGTATTTGGTGGGTATATCAACGAATGTTAAATATAAATAATGATAAATTAAATATGTATAATTTTGCAAGTGAATTTATAAAAATAATTAAATTTGATAATAAAAGTTTTAAGAGTATTATTCGAAATTTTAGTAAAAGAATAACTCAATTAAGAGATTCTTATCTAAAAAAATATAATTTGGATATTAATGATTGGATAGTTAGTAATTATTCTGATGAAGTACTGAATAATATGGAAAAAGAAATATTTAATAATATAAAAAAATGATAAATAAATTAATTTATGTTTAATTTATTTTTGATTTATATTTTATAATGGTTTAATATTAAAATCTGGTTCATATGTGCTATTATTCCACGGGCTAACAGTGAACTTTGGATTTGCTACTGTTCCGCGGATATCATAAGAAGCATTCTTGAGTGATTGACCAACTGTATTTACACCAATAACATAACGTTCAGTATTAATTAATTTATCATCATTCATACTATGAGTGGCTTGTGAAAAATCAGTATTAAACCATTCATCATTTACTTCTTTTGGTAAGAAATCTTTAGAATCATAATTTAAAACATTATTTTTATTAATTGATACCTCATCGCAATCTGCTTGCTGAGGAATTGGGCGGGTAAATGCTTGATCTAGATCAGCTGCAGTATCATAATTATCATCAGTTGGTTCAAAATTAAATACACCAGTTCCATTGCATTTGCCTGATTCTGGTTTAGCCTCATTTAAAATTTGCTGAACAAGTTCTGGTTTAACATCTGGTGTATACATGGCTGATGGAACATTGTTAGGTGTTACAATATCACGTGCTTTCTTAGCTTCATCAAATAAACCTACTACTTCTTTTCCTAATTGTGATTGTTCTTGTAAACTCTCAAAACTTTCACTTGTAGATGGTCTAGTTAAATAATATATTAAAAACCCAAAAATGGTTAATAAAACAACATCCGAAAATTTAATATTAGTCATTATTATTGATATATATAATAATAGAAAAAAAATTATATATTTTATAATTTTATATTATTATATTTTTTTATCTAATAAATATTGATTTTTTAATAAATTATATAAAGATGTATTTATTCTATAAATAGTTTAATGGCAAATATGGATAAATATTTAGATATGTGCGATGAAGATATCGACAATCTTTTAATGGGCGTTGATTTGAATAAAAAGACAGTTCATGAAATACCAAAGAATTGTTGTAAAAATTGTAAGAGTACCAAATTAGAAATAGATAATGCAAAGGGGCATATGGTATGCACTGAGTGTGCTGTTATTAATGAAGAATATTTAGATGATAGTCCTGAAATTACAAATAATGAAGGTGAAGGCAGTAATAAATCTAGATATGGTGCACCAACTAGTTTCTTCTATCCTAAATCATCATTGGGAACTAAAATAGTTAGTAAAGGATATAATAGAATGAGTTTAATTCAAAAACAAGGTCAAATGCCTTATAAAGAAAAAAGTCTTATGGATGTTTTAGAAACAATTCAATACAAATGTAAAGTATATGGTATTACACAGTCAATTATAGATAGTGCTAAAATTCTTTATAAAAAAGTTTCTGAATCAGTTCATATAAAAGGTAAGCGTAAGGGGAAAAATATTATAATGAGATGTATTAATAGACGAAGTATGATAGCTGCATGTCTTTTTCATGCATGTAAATTACAGAAAGAAACACGTAGCCCAAAAGAGATTGCTGATATTTATGATTTAGAAATTAAACATGTGAATCGCGGATGTAGAAAATTTGCAGATATTATAGATGCAAGTAGTCTATTTTATCAAATTAAATGTTCACAGTCATCTGATTTTATTGAACGATTTGCTAAGAAATTAAATATAGATAAACAATATATTAATATTAGTAAAGATGTATCTGATAATATACATAAATTAGATTTAGCATCAACTCATGAACCACCATCTATTGCTGCTGGATGTATATTATTAGTAGCACAATATTATAATATTCCATTATCTAAAAAACATATATCTGAAATTTTTGGTATTTCAGATGTTACAATTAGTAAAACATTTCGCAAAATATGGGTATATCATAATATAGTTATATCAAATAAAATAACAATGCTTATATTAGCAAAAAAGAATGTTATGAATAATACAAATAGTGAAATTAATAAATCAAATTTAGTTATGTGCAACAGTTTAATAGATGATAATTCAGATGAAATAGAACATACCTCCGAATCTGAAAATAGTTCTGATATTGAATCTAATCATAAAATAAATATTAAACTAGCATGCAAAAATATTTAAATATATAATTTTTTTATAATAGTAAAGAATAAAAATTTATTTTATTCTTGACTATTAGAGGTGAAGAAAGTATAACATTCTTTACATCCAATATCAAATGACAATAACTGATATTATTATTTTATATATAATGTCTTATTCTAATGATATTCAATTAAATACACAATTTAAAAAATATAAAAAAAAGTATTTTGCTTAAATAAATACATTTCAAATAAATACATTTCAAATGATGATTTTATTGTATTTGGTTTATTTTATCAAAATCAACGTGCCCAGCAAAATGTATAAAATAATTTTCATTAAAAAAACTACTCAAACTAATATTTTCAATATTATCCATCTTAGTTAAACTCCATACAGCATTAAATTTATTGTCTATAACTTTATATAAATTATTTTTTTGAATTTCGTATCCTATACAAGATTGTTCAAAATGAAATCCTTTATAATGTGATATGCTTTGTAATATATATTTATTATATATATTTTGTAAAAAATCCTTGTGTATTTTTGGTTGCATTACTAGAACACCAGAATTGAAAACCATATCAGTTTGAATATCAAGACCACATAATTTATAATAATCAGTCGCACTCGTTTCCCACCCCATATTTTGTTGTATTTTTAATCTTCTTTCTTTAGAAGGTTGAGAGTATTCATCAATTATTCCAATACAATTGCCATAATCTATATAATTATGAATTGAAGGAGAATTAATATTAATTAAAATATCAGCATCTATAAATATAATAAAATCATAATCATTTGACCATTCTTGATTACATACCAATATTTTATTAAATGAGATTGTAGATGAATGTTTTATGTTTTTATCTAAAAAATCAGTAATAACTTTAAAATCATAACCATGTTTTTTAGCATAATTATATTGACTTTCATAAAACAACTTATTATATTCTGCAAAATATTTTTCACCAATAGCAATTGTCACTAAAATAACTTTCATTATATAATTATAATTACATTTTTTATATAATTTATAAATGCAAAAAATAGGCGTTTGAAATGTAAAAAGGTGTAAATAAATATTAAACTAGCACGCAAAAATATTTAAATATATAATTTTTTTATAATAGTAAAGAATAAAATTTTATTTTATTCTTGACTATTAGAGGTGAAGAAAATATAACATTCTTTACATCCAATATCAAATGACAATAACTGATATTATTATTTTATATATAATGTCTTATTCTAATGATATTCAATTAAATACACAACTTAAAAAATATAAAAAAAAGTATTTTACTGAAATAAACACAAATGATACAATTCAATGTATGTTATTAAATAAATATGTTAAATATAATGGAGGTGAAAAAACTCCTACTTTATTCACCTCTAATAGTAAACAAAAAAATAAAATTTGTTTCTTTGCCAACATATTAGAATATTTAGAACATGAAGAAAATGAATTTATAATTCAATCAAATACAAATGATCATTTTTATTATAAAACAAAAGAGAATAAAAAAGATAAAAGTATTAATCTTATATTATATAACGGGGACAAAACACCCTACCAAAATAAAAATTTAGATAATAGATATTGCTGATTTCTTTGTTTTCCTAACTGCTCTCTTTCGTGGATTTCCATCACTTAATGTTGTCTCTGATATAAGTCTATCATTATTTGATGAACTATCATCTTGTGTATCTGTAATACTCATATTTATTGTTCCAGGCTGAATATTATGAAGTCTATTTAAAATTTCTTTAACTTGTTCAGGTGCTCTAATATCAGGTGCCATTGGTTTTAATAATGATGCATTTATGGTTGGTGGCAGTGTTGTACTTGGATTACCTGTCGCAGGTTGTTGTTCAAATTTCTTTGCTTGTGTTTGTAATTGATTAATATATTGTTGCTGTTGTTTTAACTGCTGCTGTAATTGTAATTTATCATTTGCTTCTTTTTTTTTTTGTTCATTCCGTTGGCGTTCAATATTTACTTCTTGTTGTGTCATAAATTGAGAACTATTTTTAGTTGGATTTATAATAGAACTTAAAAGCCCAGGATTAGATGCTAATACAGAATCTAATCCTGGTAATTTAGAGGATTGCGATTTTGTAAAATGAAATGCACCAGCAGATGCAATAATTAAATATAATAATTTAACTTCAGGTGCCATCTTTCGTCCACTACCTTTATATTTTTCATAAATTTCTTCTAATACATCTTCCCATGAATCAACTTCTAACTGTAAATGATCTCCCCACCCAGATAAGTGAAAATCAAATGGATCATATTTATCATTTAAAAATTCAATAACAGAAACTGCTTGTAATAAACCACCTTTAAATATTTTTACTCCATTACGTTTATCTGCAAAACTTTTTAATAATTCAAATTCATATTCCATTTCTTCTAAAGACGAGTTAAAATCATATTCTTTTGATAATGTAAATCCTTTTGTTTTAATTTCAGATAGTTTTCTTAACATTTCTATTTTTCGCAATCTTGTTTCTTGATAAGATAGTTCAACCTTTGGTGGCTCAGTAGGTTTGTCTTGTTTTGAATGATTATATGTATCATTAGTTTTATATGTATTTGGAGGAGGTGGTGGTATTTTAATTTGTTCATATGTTTCTTTAGATTCACTTGATTTCTTATCAGAACGCGATGATGATTTTTTATTAGAACTATCAGATTTTCTAGATTTGCGTGAATCAGAGGAGCTTGATGAATCAGAATTAATTAAATTAATTTCTGAAGATTCTGAATCAATTTTAAGAACAGATGTTTTAGTTGGATTTGCTATCATATTAAAATAATAATCTGTATCAGTAGATTGTTGTTTTTTATTATTTATTTTATCTTCCAATAAATTTATTCCATGTGAATTTTGATACTTTACATGCGTACCATTAGAATTTTCTGTATCTGACATTATAAATATAAAGATTCTTTCCTTTAACTTAACGCAATAATAAATATTTTTATTAAAATTTTCAAAATATTAAAATAAGTTAATATTTTAATTTAAAAATTATTATCTACCGTTTTACAATATAAAAATGAATTATTGCACAATACAAGATGCATGGGGAAATAATAATGAGTTTAGTAATCAATATAAAAGTTATATGAATAATAAAGATAATAAAAATAATATACAGATGCCTCAAAATAATAAATCTATGATAACAGACGTGTCTTCATTAAGTATTCCGTTAAATACGGAACATTTTAATAGTAATACTATTAATCCAAATACTTTATATCATATAAATAATTGTGCAAATTTTATAGAACATATTCGCACTTGTAAAGAGTGTCGTGCTAAAATGAGAGATTATTTTAAACCAAAAATAATTGAAAAAATGAATGATATTATTGAAGATAATAAAGATATTATTGTTCTTATTTTAATAGGGTTATCTATATTATTATTTTTTAATATGATTAATAATATAACTAAATAAATTATTTTAAAAATATACTATTTGGTCGGTGGCGTCCATTTTATAATAATTATATCCGGTTTAATAATATTTGCTTCAAATCCATCTTTATTTAATTTATTTATTATATATGTAGAACAATCATCAAGTGAATAAAGAGGTAAGCCTATTAAAAATGTTGGTATTTGATACCATGTTGTATAAAAATTACCAGAACTTGCATAACATATTTTTTTTTCAACTAATTTAAATACTTTTTCAAATGTTAAAAATTTCCTATCTTCGCGTTCTTTTTGTTGTTTAATTAAATCACTTGCTTTAACCATATAATAATATATATATTTTATTCATTTTATTGTACCATTTTAAAGCGTCAATAGTGTAAAATAAATAAAATGGAGTATGATACTATTTGTATGTCTGGTGGAGGTATTAAAGGATTTGCATTTATTGGTGCATTAGATTATTTAAATAAAAAAAAAATTATAAATATAGATAATATAAAAAATTGGGTAGGCACATCTATTGGGTCTATATTAGCATATGCAGTTGTTTGTGGATTTTCTATTACTGAAATGGAAAATTTTATAATAGAATTTGATTTTACTAAAACAAATCCAGATATTTCAATTGATAATATATTTATTAGTCATGGAATTAGTGATGGTAAAAGAGCTGAATTTATATTAAGATCATTTATACAACATAAATTTAATATAGATGATATTACTTTTTTAGAATTATATAAATTAACACAAAAAAATTTATTAATAATTGGAACTAATTTTACACATGCTCGTGAAGAACTATTCTCACATAATACAACTCCAGATATGTCTGTTGTCACTGCAGTAAGAATATCAATGTCTATTCCTGTTTTTTTTACACCAGTATTATATAATAATTGTTATTATGTTGATGGATCTATAACAAATAATTTCCCAATTAAACATTGTGATAAATATACTACTATTGGATTATATATTAGAAATAATAATGATACATGTAATAATGAAATAACATCTATTGTTAGTATAATAATTGGTTGTATGAATATTATATCAGATACTATTAATCATAAAGATATTAATATGTGTGATAATATTGTTCAAATTGATAATTATAAACATGAATTTATAAACTTTGATTTTACAATTGAAACTAAAATAAAACTTTTAAAATTAGGACATACATATGCTAAAAAATTTATTAAAGATATGCCAAGGAAAATATGCGTTGCTATTATAAATAAAATAATAGACAATGTCTGCAATCTTATTTAGAGCAGTGCGAATCAAAAATGTATCAAATGGATTTAAATACTAATTCTAATATAATATTAGATATGACAATTCCGTATGCACATAATGTTGGTTTTACATATGAATATTTTGTATTAGATCAAATTAAAAATGATTATGATAAAGTATGGCACTGGAGAGATTTCCCGGAGAAATTAATGTATGATAATAATTTAATTAAAGATTATGATACATTTTGTAAATACAGATATGATATTGGTGCTGATTTAGTTGCACTTAAAAATGATAAATACTATTTTATTCAATGTAAAAATTATAATGACACTATTTTAATGGAAAATCTTGCAGGATTTTATTTTTTATTATATGAATATAATTTAACTGGTATTTTATATTATAATGGTAAATTAAGTCAAAGAGTATTAGATTTAACTACTAATAAAATACAATTTATTAATTTACCATTTAATAATTCCACTATTGATATTATTCCAGATATTGAAAAACCATTAATTACCCGCGATTATCAACTGGAAGCATACAATAAATTATTATATAAAAATAAAAGTATATTAAGTTTACCGTGTGGTATGGGGAAAACATATACTACTTCATTAATGGCTAAATATTATGATAATATTATTATATTATCACCCTTAAGATATTTAGCATTTCAAACATTAGAACATTATAAAATATATTTAGGATCAGAATATTCACCAATTTTAATTTCATTGGATGGTAAACGGAAAATGGATGATATAAATAATTATATTAAAGATAAAAATATAATTAGTTCAACTTATGATTCTGTAGATATTGTAATTCAATTACTGGATAAATTAAAAAACATTTATCTAATAGTAGATGAGTTTCATAATTTATCTAATAATAATATTAATGATACAAACAATGATATGTATAAAATAATAAATAATACTTATGATAAAATATTTATATCTGCAACACCATTAATGAATTTTATGAATATAACTGATATATATAATTATAGTTGGACAGATGCTATAAATAATAAATATATTTGTGATTTTACTATTTATATTCCAGATAAAAATGAAAATTATGAGAAATTTGTAGAATTATTAAAGATATCATGTAATAATAATATTAATGAGAAAATAATAAAAAAAGCATATTTTATGTTGAAAAGTATATTATTCAACGGTGATAGAAAGTGTATATGTTATATGACAAGTATCAATTATGCAAATAATATGATGGAAATATTAAGTTGGATGGGGAAATTATTAGGTGTTCACGTGGATTATTGGCAGATAGACTATAATACAAAGAAAACAATAAGAGAAAAAATAATAAATAATTTTAAAGATTCAAAAAATATAGCAATAATAATAAATGTGCATATATTAGATGAAGGAATAAATATATCTGAATGTGATTCAGTATTTATAACACAACCAAATAATAATATAATAAATATAATACAGCGGATGTGTCGTGCAAATAGAATAATGAAAAATAAAGATATGTGTAATATATATTTATGGTGTAAAGAGGAAAAAACAAAATTAATTTTAGATTATATAAATGAAAACACTCAAGGTTTTATAAAAAATAAAATTTATACATATAATACAGAAAACAGACTAATTGAGAAACATAAAATGGAAATAAATAATTTAACAAATAATGATAATATAAATAACAGTTTATTTAAAGATAATTTAATCAATTATATCAAAGATAATAATTTATCCATAAATTATAATTTTATGAATGAGTTTTTTGAGTTATATAATCTAAATAATATAACTGATCCAGATGATTTTTTTGGATTATATGATCCTAATAATAAATATAATTTTGCAATTAATTTAGAAAATGTTGCAAAATGGATGAATACAAATAAAAGTGATTTGAAAGAAACATTATTATATTCTTATAAAAAAAAAATTGATTACAAAATAATAAAAGGTAAAAGCAATGGATTGAAAGGAAAACCGAAAGAAACAATTTTATTAACACCGAAATGCTTCAAAATAATGGCTATGCAAAGCAGAACTAAAAAGGCAATACAAGTTCGTGAATATTATTATGAATTAGAACAAGTTATAGATCAATATAAAGAATATATAATAAAAGGATTGGAAGATAAAATTAAAACACTTGAAAATAATCAAAAACCTAAAATAAATCCATCAAAAGGTGTAATATATATATTAGAAACACCAGATGGTCTGGGACATTATAAAGTGGGTAAAACAAAAAATCTCAAACAAAGATTAAAGCAATATAATGGAGATAAAAAAGATGATATTGTTCCACTTTATGTATATGAAACAGATGACATTGATGAAATTGAAAGATGTATAAAATCATATGCTAAAATATATCAATATAGAAAATATAAAGAAGTCTATAAAACAGATATTAACATGTTAAAAGATTTAATAAATGATTGTGGCGAATTTAATGAAAAAACTAATCTAAAAATTAAATGGAAATCAAATAAACAAAATGGTGGTAGTAATCATTATATTGCAGTTTTTAGAGATTAAATATGTGTTATTTTTTAATGATATTAAACCATCATATAAATTAGACTAATTTAATTATTATTTTATAATAATAATTATATTTATATGCCTAACAGGTTTCTTTTAGTGACTCCTTTATCATATTCTTTAATTTGTAATCTTATTTAATGTTGTGTCTTATTTGTATATTAGTATATTTTATTATGTCTTTTGTTGTTTCACCTAATTTGTTTTTAATGAAATACATTGTTGATAATACATCTGGTAATTCATTATCAGAACTTGTTGTTATATCGCTAAATTGGTTTGGAAATGCATTTTTAGCAAATAAATTAAATTTATTAAAATATTCATTTATAATTTTACTAAAAAATGTGCAATCATAACAATGATCAAACTCTTTATTTTGTTTAATTGTTTGTTTATGATATGCAGGTCTTATAATGCGATTAAAATATAAAAATTTACCTTGATATTCATTAATATTATATTTTTTTTTTTCTAATTTTTTTTTTAATACTAATCTAGATTCTGTTGATGATACATTAGAATAAGGTTGAAGATAAACATCCCCTTTATAATAATCATAATATTCACCATCATAAGGACATCTAAATTTCAAAAAACTGTAATCTGGTTTTATTATTTTATGCCATACTATATTTATATCATTGTCTTTTATAACTGACTCATCATTAGGACTCACTCGTATATCTGAAATAAAATATAATTTACTGGACTTATTTTTAAATAAATTATAATAATAATTTGCTAGGTTTGTTGTAAAAAATTCAGTTTTAATTTCAATTATTTGTTTATGTTTATATAATTTTGAGTAATGTACTGCAGGATCAACTAAATACCATCTTGTATTAGGAAACATGTCTGCTAATATTTCTATATTATAACCAGGTGCTGAACCAACATATATTATATTTATAAGTGGATCATTCGGTTTAATATAGGTAATTAAAAATTGTAATGTTGTTAAAAATAATTTTAATTGACCCCAATGAATTACTGATTTTGGTTTTGGATAGATTGTTCCATATTCCATAACATAAGGACTATATTTTAATTTATATATAAATTTCTGTTTATAAAAATTTTCTATTGTTTTATATTTATCTAATTCATAAACATATTTATCAACATAAGTTTTCTCATTAGGATTAAATGTTCTAGGAATGAAATCATATAAATAACCATTTACCTCACATTTTTTTGTATTTTTTGGGTCATTAATTTCTTTATCTAATAATTGTTTTTCACGTTTTATAAAAAATGGATTTGGTTTAAATATTTTATTTTGAATTAAATATTTACTACATTCTGTTATATTTATACATGTATTTAATGTACAAAAAAATTCACTACAATGAGGATTATTTCTAATTATCTTTTTATATGATGGACTTAATTTACACATACCAATATAATATTTATCTAATTCTAAATTCCATTCTAATTCTAAATTCCATTTAGTATTCATTATATATAACTATTTAGAATTTTATATAATTATTTAGAATTTTATATAATTGTTTAGATTTTTTTTATAATTATATTAGATTGTTTTTTATATTCTTTCATTTTATCATCTAATGATTTTTTATCATCAATATCTAATGTTGTTGGATGTAATAAAAATGCACGATTTAAACTAGAAAAATCAGTAGATTGTATTGTATCTTCTATATATAATTTATCAATATCTTCTATATTTGTATAATTATTATGACTTATATATGTTGCTAAATCTGATGATGGATTATATTCTATAATTTGGTCTTTAAATTTACCATCTATTTTATTATTATTAAATTTATTATTAAAATCTTTATCATCTTTAATATCTTCTTTTACAATTTTAATATTATTACGTTCTTGTTTAATTTTTTCTAAACGTTCCATTACTACTTGATTATCTAATTTTGATGTGTCTAATACAGCATTATGTTTTTTATTTAATAACTCACATTTATCTGTAAATTCTTTTATTGAATTAGAATTACTTGGTGCAGTATTCATGTCTTTATTCATTTTATTAAATGATTCTTTCAAATCATTAAAAGTATTTATATTAGGATCTAAAAATAAATCATAATTTTTACGTGATTCTTTATTTAATAAAACTTGATTTGCTAATATAATATGATAATAAATTTCTTCTTCTAATTCTGTATTTTTATCTGGGTGAAAATTTTTAATAATTTTCATAAATTTTGTTTTTATTGTTACATTATCAGCATCATTTGGAACATTTAATATTGTATATAAATTATACTTTAATGTATTAAAATCTATAGACATTTATTATTATATAAAATAAAATTTAGTTTAAATAGTTTTATATTATATAATAATATGGTTCAATTACAAGAAAAAATAGAAGCTGCATTAATGCTTTCTTCTTATTTTGAAACGATTGGTTTTAATAATTCTATTTGGGAATTTAATTATCACTATAAAGTATTTGATATACGTGAATATATTAATATGTTAAATACGATGGTTCAACATTTTTTTATATTAGGGGGAGCATCTAATATTAATGTTAAACAATGGATTGCATCAGATGATACTATATTAATATTAGCTATTGCCGAGGCCATCTCAAAAGGAGGCGGTGAGGAAAATTATATTAAATCATTTATTAAATATTATGAATTATTAAAGAATGGCAAACGAGTTAGTGGAATTATGACATTAAAAAGTATTAGTAAATTAGAGAAAGGTTATAAATTAAAAAATATAGAAGTTAATTCATCAATGGGAGGTAATGGTGCTGCAATTAGAACTGGTCCAATTGGTATTAAATGGTCTAATAATATTGAAAAAGTTATTGAACAATCAATTTTATCATCAAGATTAACACATAATTATTATGTAGGGTTTTTAGGAGGAATGGTTACTGCATTATTTACAGCGTTTGCAATTAATAATATTGACCCATGGTTATGGTGTGATGAGTTAATTGCATTATATAATAAGAAAATAATTCATAAATATTATCCTACTGAAGCAGGGCATAATATAAATGATTTAGATACATATATGGGATATTGGAAAAGATATAAAGAACTTAGAATTAATAAAATTAAATTTAAAAATACATTAGAAAATTGTATTTTTATTTTAGATAGAATTGATTTTTTATTAGGATTTTATCCTGATAAAAAAATTAAAGAAATGACTTTAAAAGGATACAGTTTGAAAGATTTAAAAGATTTTAATTGGGGTAAAATAGGTGCATCTGGTTTAGATGTATGTATATATGCATATGATTGTTTATTAATGTCAATGACAACTCCTGGTAGTAGTAATTTAGATATGAATAATATATTATTTAGTTTTGATAGTTTTTTAACATTAGTATCAATACATCCCGGCGATAATGATTCTACTGGAGCAATTGGTGGGTTTTGGTATGGTGCATTATTAGGTTATACCGGTATTGATAAAAATAGAATGAAAGAATTAGAATTTTATACTGAACTTTTAAAAATTTCTAAACAATTAAAATAATACTATAATTCTTTTATATATGATAATAAACTATCTGCTGTTCGCTCATTTTCATAAATAATTCGTTGAACATTAGAACCTGTTATTTTTTCAATAACTATATATGGATATCCAGGAACATTATATTCTTTACATTTATTTGAATTTTTATCATCATCGCATTTTATATTATGTGTATGTATATAAGTTAATTTATTATCTATAATTAATTTTGTAAATGCATCCCACTCTGGTTGAAACTTTTTAGACCAACCACACCAAGAAGTATTAAAATTAAATACTTTTATTATTTTATTATTTTCATTAAATTTTTCTGTTATTTGATACATATTATTATATAATATAAATCCAATTATTAGTATAATTATTCCTAAAAATACTTTTTTCATTTATTATATATAATAAATTAAGATATAAATTTATAAAAATATTTAAAAAAATTTAATTAATTTTTTTCTATTATTATATATATATAAAATGAATAAAATATCAAATAGAAATCTTAATTCACAACAAAGTAACGCGAGAGGTATTAAGGCTAATACTAAATTTATACCTTTCTTTAGACATGATAATAAAGAAGATACCAGAATAGCCTATTTTATTGCTCATTTACGCGAGGAAGTGAATAGACACAAAGGTATAAATATTCCATATATCCCAACAAATATACGCACAACTCTATATGAAGAAGATATTATCCCTAGACAGGTGACCACATTGATAAATAGAATTGCTGCCCATCCCGTTTCTGGTAAAACGTACGATATTAAAAAACTAATAAATTATGAAATAGAATACACTGGAAATATAAGATTTTTATTAATACCTGCATCAATGCGTGAAGACTCCGAATTATACCAGGCATGGATCGGGTTTTTTTGTCAATTATTTGACAGGCTTGATGGTCAGATTATAAGCGAAGGCACCAACAAGATAGCTTTAGATTTTATTAAAACGCTTAAAGACAAAGAAGAAAAAAAAGATCCATATGAATATCTATTCGCAGTTGCCGTTGTTCGAACATTTTTAAAAACTTTAGTTATTACTCAGCCAGATCCTACTAGCCCTAGTGGGGCTCTTATGGATGTTTCCATATTAGATAAACCTAAACAGTGGCACACTGCAACTAAAGGACAGTTTATTTCATCAGATGAGATGCTAATAAGATTATTTGCGCCTGGGAAAATATACAACAAAAAAACATTACTTGTACGGACACCTGCACTAAATGGATCTTTTAACCTTAACCTTAAACAAAAATATTATAATATACAAAAAGGTGGTGCGTTAAGTCCAACACTGGCAAAAATGTATAAGGAGAATTTAACAATGTTACAGACATATCTAACAAATTTTCAAACAGGTCTTTATAATGCTACTATAACCGATGATGTTAGAGATGCCAGAATTGATCTTGAGCAGAACTATGGTAATTATATAGAAGCACTAAAGATGTTTTATACAAATATAAATGAGCAAGATAGCGAACTACTGAAGCTGATTAAGGATCTGTATTCGGCAAACCCGGCGATTTCTACGTCTATGATGGGAAAAACAAAGATGTTGATAGATATGCTGTCTTCAATAGAAACTTATGATAAATATAAGATTGCATACGCAGATAAACTAATAGATACAGGCACAGAACAGGAGGCTGTAATGAAAACTATTAAGTTACTATCCGCGATAGTAAACAGAGTAATCGCACCAATTAATGAATTTATTAATGAGAATCCTGGTGCTGGTGCTGGTGATGATGATGGTGATGATGATGATGAGTTGCCGGCGGGTGATGATGCGACAAATGCAGCAGCTGAGGCAGAAGCAGCAAAGGCAGCAGCTGAGGCAGCAGCGGCAAAGGCAGCGGCTGAGGCAAAGGCAGCAGAGACGCAGCAGATGGGGCAAAAGGCAGCAGAGGCAGCAAAGGCAGAGGGGGTGCCGCCGGTGGTGGTGGCGGATGTTCCTTTAGAGGAGGCTGTAAAAGCAGACACAAGCAAATTGGACGCAGAGATAGCTAGATTACAAAAAGATGTAAACACATTGATGGCGGAGCTAGCCGCCGAAAAAGCGTTAGGTAAGACTACTTCCGATGAACTACAGGCTAAAATGCTCGAGCTAACTGCGGCACAGGCTGCAGCAGCTGCTGCAGGTGATGCAGCCAAACTTTTAACTGCTGCGGGTAAATTGGTAGGCGACAGTACTCTATCGATAAAGCAGGAGATTGATTTAAAAGTACAACCCTTTATAGCACAATTGAAGCAGCTAGCAACCACAGGTACTGGAAATACCGATAAACTTGATAAAATAATTAGAGATATAAATAATGAAGTTATAACAACATTAAAAAAGCTTACAACACAGAAGTTTGAAATCACTATAGACGACTCAGGAGACAGCTCTGAAGATCTAATTGAATCACTACCTACAACCAAAATGTATGAAACATTAAAACAATGCAATCAGCCTCCCAATGTCGGATATATAACTACTTATGCAAATAAATTAGATTTTGAAACAGAACATGTAGAGGAGTTTTTTGAGAATCGACTACAGAAATTATATAAAGAAGTAGATAAAAAAATTAAAAAACAAGAGAGTAAAATTGAACCAGAAGCACCTACAAGTCTAGCAAAGATAGCTGCTGATCATGGTATAAAAAGTGGTGATAATAAGCATAAATATGAAAGAATTAATGGCAATATAACGGTTACAGATCTTACAACAGGTAAAAAAGTTAGTAATGTTAGTAGAAAGGAAACGTGTTCTAGTATGGGGTTTAAATTTGACACTGATATTGAGTGTTATACTTTTCTTAATTCGTGTATTTTAGGAAAAGATACAGCTGCGTGTAAGGCAAGGTTAGAAAGCCCAAATTTTTGGAGGGAAGATCTAACCAACTTTAGACATAATGCAAATTTTTATACTGTATTTATAAGTTTAGAAAAATATCAGTTTAAAATAATAGAGAAAGGTGTTCTTAAAGAGCTAGAAGATGTAGATACGTGGGTAAAACGGCAAGGCTTTGAAATACCGCCTCAAGTAGTTGCATTGCTAAGAGTTGCGGTTGAGGAGATTAATAAACATCCTGCTATATTAAATAGTAATTATACAGGGCCACAGAAACAACCGAACGCTGCGACTAAGAGAGGTGATAAAATATTGGCAATGAAACTTCAACCGAGCACAAGAGACACACTACCAGAGGAGCTACGACAACCTACAGATCTATTAAATGAGACTGGAGTAATATATAAAACTAACCTTATTACTGATGCAGTAAATGAGCGTGCAGACGAGATAAAGAAACTATTAAAAGAAGAATTACATGTACTGCAAACTGAGATTAATTTACTTAAAGCGCCACTACTAGGACCAAGCACAAGAACAAAATATTTTCACAGTCAGCACGGCGGAAATCCAGATTATGATTTACATAGCTATGAACACTATAATGCAATGACAAAACTAAAAGAGCATATAAAAAACCTAGATACAAGAATTAGTGGTATTTTAATGCAATCATTTAATTTATATATTAATGCACTAGATGCAAGAGGTATAAAATTAGATATGCATAATCAGAATAAAATAAAGGAAGAACTTGCAAAAATAAGACGGTTAGAAATATTTTTGACACACACCGCATTTTATGTATATAAATTTATTTTATTTTTTAGCGAATTTAAAGCTTATTTACCCCTTATAGACCCTTCATATAAAGATTTTATTGGGAAAATAGAGCTTAATTTAGAGCAATTAGAAAAGTTAGTTGATGCAACACATGATAAATTTAAAACCTATTGTGCAACTAATGCAGATGGAGCAACTAAAACAGGTAAAGTATACGCGCTTGCTACTATATGTTCTCAGTTAGAGGAATTAACATTTCCTAAACTGTCTGATTTAGAAGAACTTCCTCCCGGTTTTAGACAAACTAAAATAAAGTCAAGGCTGTAAGCCAAACTCAAAATGATTAAGATAAACTTATTAAAATATTATTTAACTCAATATATTTTTATATTAAATTAAATAATATAAAGACGGATTTTCTCATTATTGGTATAATGGGAGTAGGTCTTTTATTACTTGTATCAGTAGGCAAAGAAAATATATACTTATCTGCACAACCTGAAATTACCTTTTTTAAAATAGCATATAGAAGACATACTAATTATTCTATTGAGCCAACGCCTCAGTATTTTAAAACAATACCCGATTTTGGAAGGAAATGTACAGTAACAGTTGCAAAAAATGCAGATTTAGCAGGAATGATTTATTTATATGTTGAATTACCATATATTCAATTAGAAAGCACAAGTAGTATTAATAAACAATTCGCATGGGTTAATAAAATAGGTTTAGCATTAATAAATTTTATAGAAATAGAAATAGGTGGTTCTATTATTGATCGTCATTATGGTGATTGGTTAAATATATGGCATGAAATCACAACCAGTATTGGTCATAAAAATGGTTATAATAAAATGATAGGAAATATATCAACAAATATAGATTTTTCACAAACAAAACTAATGACTAAATTACACATACCATTATCTTTTTGGTTTTGTTTAGATACAGGTTTAGCATTACCTTTAATTGCATTAACACATAATGATGTGAAAATACATGTTGATTTTAATGATATAGATAAATGTTATAGAATATCTCCTAGTCATTTTATAACAGTTACTAATAATTTTTGTTTATTTAAAGTAGGTGAATATTTTTATCAAAATTATCAAAATACTAAAATAATAGGTGAATTTGTTTATTTTGACCCTATTAATTATAATTTATATTATAATCAAATTAAAGGAAAATTTATTATTCCAACAATATTAAATGACTCTACATTAGCATTAATAGGTGAAACAACTAATTTTATTATTAATATTAAACCTAATACGGTTGTTGTAACTGATGAAGATTATTTTAAATTTAATAAACCTTCATTAATAACATCTTATTTATTAATTAATTATATATATCTTGATAATTTTGAAAGATTTAATTTTATAAATAATGAAAATGAATATTTAATACCCGTAATACAAACATTACCAGATCAAATAATATATTCTACTAATATTGCATATAAATTATCATTAACAAATCCTATAAAATTTTTAGTATGGAGAATTATATTATCATCAAATATAAATTTAAATGATCATTTTAATTATACGACATATCCATATACATTATTAGAAGAAAACACAATTAATAAAAATACAATTGTTATTAATTCAATAAATCGTATTAATTCAAATTCATCAGAAATTTATACCTATTTACAAAAATATAAACATAAATTAAATAGTATTCAAAATGGTATTTATTTTTACTCATTTGCTTTAAACCCATTAGAACTACAACCATCTGGTTCATTAAATTTTAGCAAAATAGATGATGCATATCTACAAATTAAAATGAATAAAATAATTAATTATCAAAATACTGCAGTTTGTAGAGCTTATGGTATTCAATATAATATATTTAAAACAAAAAATGGTATTGGTGGTTTACAATTTAGTATCTAATTTTATATCCAAGCTAAACTAGCTAATCCACTCATAACTCTTAATATATTGTATTCTTTTATTATAGTAGATAATTTATATTGTTCAGATAATACAAGTGAATTAGATGTAATTTTAATTACAATATCATCAAAATTAGTAAAATTTAAATGTCCTGAATATTGTTTATCTAATGGATATAATGAAAATGTATAAACATAATATCCAGTTGATAAAGAATTATTAAATTTTTGATAAGGGACCACATTTGTAAAATATGAATAATCGCGTTCTGCAAATAAGTCAGCTCCATTAGCTTTAAAAACCATAGATTCTATTGGAGATATTTCTTTGATACTAACTTTAGTTGAAAACATATATGTTAAATATAAACATAATGTATATTCTTTTTGATTATTATTAAGTGCTATTAAATATTTATTTTCAAAATATAATATATATTTTAATAAATTATAATTACTATCCCATATTGCCCATTTATTATATGTATTAATAATTCTATTTATTTGATCAAATTCAGCTTTATCAATTTTATTTTCAGTTGCTAAATATTTATTAATTAAAATCATATTAGTTTTAATTATTTCAATATCAACCGCATATTTTTTCTGTTCTTCTGATGTATAAATTCCATTTTTAATTAAATCTAAATAATAATTATAAGCATTAATATACTGGTCATATCTTGTATCATATTTAGTAATTATTTCTGAATAATATGTTTTATCATTATTAATAGGATTTGTAATCAAATATATATCTTTAATCAATCCATTAAATTGTTTATTTAATACAACATTTGTTTTATTAATATATATTATTGGGAAAGTTTTATAGCGTTCAATTATATATTCATGACTATATGTTCCAAATAGTTTCCTTTCAATAGTATCTAATAAAATATAATCAGTTATTAATGTACATTTTACTTCTGGTTTTTTAGTAAATTCATATGTTGCATTTGCTAAATCATTTGATAATATATATAATAAATCATTTAAAATATATTGTAATCTAATTTCAATATTAGGCATTGCAATTGTTGGAATAGCCAATCCTGGATTATTAGCATACCAAAATATTAAAGGAATATATAATACCCATTTATTATCTATTAATCTTATTTTACATAAAATATATAATTGATTACGTTTTTCTTCTGTTGAATATAAATATTTATCTATATTAAATATATTTTCATTTAGTTCTTCCATTAATTGATCATTAAAATATAAATTTATACTTGAAAAAAACTTTGTATAATTATTACCCCAATCAGGAACAACAATTGTTTGAGTGTTATTATAAGATACAGTAATTTTTTGTTTCATTTGTTCATTTTGTATAAATTTATCATTGTAAAATATATTAGTTAAACTTAATTTATTATAAGATACTAAATAAAATTTAGACGATGGTATTGGAATACCATTATTATTTATATTATATTCATTAATTTCTTCATTCATAAATAACTCTATTTTACTTAATTCTGTTTGTTTATAAAATTCTGCATATTGAAATGAGTTTTGATATTTTTCAATTGACATTACACTATTAATCTCATATTTTGAATCAATATAATATGTATAATTATTATAAAATGGTATTATTGCCGATGATGACACAACATAATATGTGTTATATAAATTATCAATTTTTGTATATAATTTATCAAATATTTTAGTAACTATTCTATTACCATTATATAATAATGTTAATGTAGAATTTTCTACACTTTGTAAAAATCCATATACTGAACCAGTAGGACCTGTATTGCCAGTAGGACCACTAGAACCACTATCTCCACTAGGTCCGCTAGGTCCAGTATGTGAATCAATTTTAATTAAATATAAATGCTCATCAAATTTATTCCCATCTTTTGAATAAGGTAGATAATAAAAATTAGTAGGAGGACTGTATTGATATGGATATTCAAATTGTAATATATGTTTTTGATTTAATACTGGTTTAAATAAAGTTCCTATATTATTAACAAAATATTGGCAAAATTTAATAGGCCCAATAGGACCAGTATTACCAGTATTACCAGTAGGATCAGTAGGACCAGTATTACCGGTAGCACCTGCATTTAAATTATCAATTATTATTATTAATTTATTATCAGATACTATAAAATCATTTTTAGTAACTGATATATTTGATACACTATAATATACATTACTTGATAATAATAAAATAAAATCTGATGGAAATATTATAATAAATTGATTACTAATATTATCATAAGTATAATAACCGGGTAATAACACTTTGCCAATATTTGGTAAAAATTCCCATTCATTTTTTTGTATAAATCCAGTATTTAATAAATTAGTTATTTTATTATTTGTTATAAAGTAAGTATTATTATCTAATTGATAAACATTTGATGTTAGATTAGTTATATTAGTTGATATTAATGTGCCATTTACATCAAATATATTATTAGAGGAATCATAACTACCGCATGTAGTATTCAAACATACACTATATATATTATCTGTATAATATTTATATTCATTTGCTTTTGCGACTGATATTACTTTATTACATATATCTTGATTAATACGTTTATAATGAATAATTGATGATGTATAATTACTTAAATTATATTTAGTATTATCAATATATCTATAATAAAAAACTAATTTATTATCACCATATGAAAAAATATATAAGGGTGATATTGTTTCTATAATTTTTGTCTCTACATTTATTGGTGATATTTTAAATTCTAAAGGAACTATTAAATTATTTTCAATTGGTTTATAACCAGTATCATTAAACGGTGGGTCTAATTGATATTCATATAATACTTGAAATTTATTTTCAACATTAGATGGGACTATTAAAGTAATAACTGTTAATGATGTTTCTGTATTTATTAATTTATCTGTAGTATTAATTGTATATGTATTACCATTAACAAGTGTTAATAAATAATTTGAACCCATAATTTCAATAAAAGTATATAGCGGTTTAAAATATGTTAATGCTTGATTAAATATAATTGTCCATACATTATTATTTATAAAATTCAAACTTTTTACATATGTTTTATTTTTAAATTCAAATGGTAAATTATTATTTGTTATAATATTATCAATTGGTAATAATACTGTTATTCTATTTGATATATTATTTATAATTAATAAATCAGACCCTTGAAAACATAATTGTTCAATTAAATTTGTATCAACATTAAATGTTATATTATATAAATAACCTAAAAATCTTGTCTTGATAATATTATATTTTGTTTCCTGAATTAAAACAAAAAAGTCAGTTGGTTTAATATTATAATCAGATTCAAAATTAATCTCATCAGGATAAATTTCAATATTGGAAATTTTAATTTGATTAGATAAATTATTACCAAATAAAAAGTCAAATGAATAAGTACTATTAACATTTATTTCATTATTAACATTTAATTTATATTTATAAATAGGATTAATTTGTAGTGTATTGACAACATTAACAATATTATTTCCATATGGTTCTAACATTATAACATCATTTATATTAACATCACTAACCCCATTTGTAGCCCAATCAAGTGCTCTTGCATAATTTAATAATCCGTAATAAGATATATTTATTGATTCATCAAATTGTAAATAAGAATATGCTTTATTTTTCTTTATTTCAAATTGAGAAATAATAGTTAAATTATCTGTAAATTCTTTATCTAATTTACTTAAATTTTCAGTATTTGAATATTTTTCCCATAATCTAGCAATAATAAATTTTAAAGGAGAATTATAAAAGAAATCAGGTGTGTCAGTTAATGGGTCAGTAAAATTATTATATAACTTAATAAATTCATCGCCTAATATTCGTAAATATCTTAATAATTTATTTACAGATATACCTAAATTATTATTATCATTATTACTATAATTTTTATTAATCCATTTTGCACATTCACTTATTATATTATTAAATGTTGATGATGTTCTATAAACAGTATTATTGTTTTTATTATAATAATATTCATATGATAAAGAATATACTATTTCTTTTTCTCCGTTAATTGTGATATATGGTGGATTTGGATCATTATCAAATATTATATTATTCCCATCAAAAATAATATTTGTATTTGCATTAAAGTTTTGTAATACTTGAGTAAAGTTTGTTAATACTTGATTAATATTATTTGTTACATCTAAAAAGAAATCAGGTTGAGATAACCATAATTCAATATATGTAAATATACATGGCTCAATAGTATCTTTCATTGTAGTATAATTATTATTATAAATTGAATTACTATTCATTATAATTAAAAATTGTTTTAATGTATCTATTTCATTGTTAGTAAGATAACTATAATTATTTATATCTGCAGGTGATGGTATAATTACATCTGCTTTACCATTATTATATTTTATATATACTCTATTTAATAAATTATTTAATCTATTAGTATAATTAGATGAACATAATAAACTCCACTCTTTCCATGGTTTTAAATATCCATATAGTGTTATACCATCAATACTACTGTTTTTTAATAAATCATGTTTTAATTGATATACATCAGTATATAAATATGATGGATTAAAAATATTACTTATATCTATTTCATAATTTGTAAATAGTTGAACTTGTGTATAATCATTTATAATTTCTAAATTATCATTATCAATATTATCAACTGTTATAAGTGTATTATCATTATTATTAAAACTTTTTATTGATAAATAAGCATCTTGAATTTTATATATTTCAGTGCTACTTAAATTTAAATGTGTATCATCTAATAATTTATGTTTATATTCAGGATTTGTTTTAGTTATTTTAGATAATAATATGTTTTGAACAATATCTTCAGTATTTATTATTTTGGTATTAATATAAAATTCTAATGAATTATCATTTAATTTCTTATCTTGATTTAATTGTTTATTTACTTGTAATGATTTAACTAAATAATTAATATTTTTTGTATATATTATATTTACATTATGCATAATATATTTATCAGACTCTAATCTGTATGTATCATTTTCAAGAATTATTGCACATTCTTTTGTTAATAATTCATCTAAATAAATAGTATTATAAATTTTAGTATCTACAATATTATTAATAAATTGTATAGTTTGTTTATATTTACCATTAATAATAGTTTGTTCATTTACAAATTTAATCGGATATTTAATTATTATTTCAATTAGTTGATTATTTTTTGATACAATTGGAACGACTTGTACTATTTGATTATTACCATATAAAAATGTCCCATTTTCATTAATTTTAAGCCATATTAATTTACTTAATGTTAGTGAATTAGATGATATTGATTCTGCTTTAGTATATAATTTAATTTTATTTCCTTCTTTAATTTTACATAAATGAATTCTTTGAACATCATTAGTATTTTTTTCACACAGTAAAAAATATGTACCTGCTAATGTATCAAAATTATTTATAGTTCCATCAGCATTTATCATTCGATAATTATAAAAATATATATTAGTATATGTATCAGAACTTATATTATTACTCGCTTCATTTTGTGCTTGTGAATATCCATATTTAAATATAATTTTATTATTATTTATTGTTTTTTGAATAAAAATTAATTGATCATTTTTTAATGCAGCTCTAATAACTTCAATTTCTGTATTTACAGCTATGTTATAATCTAGTGATTGAATACCATAATTATATCTAAATTTAGTTAAATAATATAAATCTGTTTCATTAATATTAGATGGTGATATAATCATATTTGTTATTTTATTATCATATGCACTACCATATGGAATACTTGTTCTTAAATAAATGTAATAAATATCTATAATTAATTCAACTTTTAATATATAATTATATAAACCAAATACTTTGACTGATTGATTATAAAAAAAAGTAAATCCATTTATAATATTTGTATTTAAATTATTTATTTTAAAAGTATTTATTTTAAAACGAGGGTATCCACTATTATTTTCATATGTTACATTTAATATAATTGGAAATGTATTTGTTAAATTATTTTTTTGATTAAAAATAGGACTAGTAAATAATGATGGTATTTTCATAGGATTGTTAAAATTTGCTGTATAGTTATTATACCATAATAAACACCATATATATTTTTTGTTATCAACTGTAATAAAATTATTAATTGGTGTATGAATATACATTTCATTAGTAGATAAAACAAAAGTATTATACATATTAAATTTCCCAGAATCTATAGAACTTCCCGTAGCACCTGTATTGCCACTATATGGTATTAATAGTGTTATATTATTTTGTAATTTTAAATTTTTAATAATAATATAATCTGTGCTAGTTGTTTCATATTCAATATATATACTTTCAAAAGGTTGATATGGTAAAATAAAAGAATAAAAACTATGATCTTCAAATGTTGGAAGAGTTATATTTGTTAAATCAAATATTATTTCATTGTCTCTTATATTTATAATATTTAATATTAATGTTTTTTGAGTATTAGCATCTGTAGCACCAGTAGCACCAGTAGCACCAGTAGCACCAGTAGCACCATCAATATAATTATATAATATCTTGTCATAAATTTTTAATTTAACAAAATTATCAAATAAATAAAATTTAGTCTTGCAATATAATAATTTAACAGTTAAACATGATTCATTAAAATTACCATATAATGTATTACTATTTAATGTTTCGTTTGTTCTTATTTGTAATATATTATTATATAAATAAACATCATATAATTTTATATTTGCAGATAAATTAAATTTAATTATATTTTGTTTAGTAAAATTAGGTAATTCTTTATTTATTTTTTTTGTATATACTCCATAAGTATAATACCCTATATTTGTATATTGTAAATTAGTTCCAAATATATTATTATCATATTGTCTAATAGGTTCTAATTCATATGTATTATTAAAATGGTTTAATCCCTTAACAATAAAAAAGTTAGAGTCAATACAAATAATTTCATCTTGTTCCATATATAATTTATCATAAATTGAAATTGTATATAATGACTCACTAATTGGTATCAAACATATATTATTTTTAACAAAAAATGAATTTTGTAATGAAAAATAAGTTGATAATGTTGGTGAAATATTATTTATATTTTTTAATGAATATATATTTGTATCATCATATGCTGCTGTTTTAGGTACTATATAATACTTATTTTCACCATTTAATAAATCAGTTGTTGTAAATATAAAAAACGCAGCTGTATCAAATAGTGTTTGTATATTATCATGTGGATAAGTTGTCTCATTAATAGGCCATATATTACTTGTGCTATTTGCATATAATAAAACTGGTGGTTTAATATTTAATATACTATTATAATCTAATGGTAATATTTCATGATTATAATTAATAGTATCTATATGTCGTGTATCAGAATAATATTTATAACATATTTGTTTAATATCATTTGGTAATATATTTAATTTTAAATTATTTCCATCTGCAATAAACACATCGGATGAGTTTAGTAGCGTATGTTTTGTTAAAATATTAGGAATTGTAATATTACCATTAATATCTGTATAAAGTGGTTGTGCAAATGATAAATAACTTAAGGCTTTTCCATATTCTTGAAATATTTTAATATTAATATTATTATGATCGTTTTCTCGTATATCACTAAATATTACCCAAAAATATATTTCAAAACTAGGTTCATTTGGTGAATCTGTCCGTAATTTATACATTTGAATTCTAAAAAATGAAGAGTCATTTGAGTCCTCTAATTTTATATTATATTTATAAGTTATTGTACCAGTAGCACCAGTTGTAGCGCTTATTAATGTTAATATAATATCATTTTCCATTGATATAATTGGTTTAGTGTATTCTATTGTTCCTAAAACGAGTGATGTAAAAAAGAAATCTTTATATACTAGAACATATGATGTTGAATAAATAATTGTTTCAGTACTAGTTCCAGGATTTTTAAAATATTCGAACTGTATTGTAGGTAGTGTAGGTACTCCGGGTGTATATTTTTTTAAAATTAATGGAATTAATAATTTTACAGCAGAATTTGTTTTGGATTGTAATATAAGTTGTATTTGTATTATATTTGAAAAATTTAATTTTGTTATATCATTATCATAACTACTAATATCAAATACTTCATGAGAAAAATCAGACTTATAAGAATAATTTAATAATGTATCAAAATCATATACTTTTGAATAATTAACAGCCTCTACTGGAATAATATATATAGGTTCTCCAGTATCTCCAGATGGTCCTGTTGGTGCAGTAGGTCCAGTAGGTCCAGTAGGTCCAGTAAGTCCAGTAAGTCCAGTAGGTCCAGTACAACCTGTGCAACCTGTGCAACCTGTGCAACCTATGCAACCTGTGCAACCTGTGCAACCTATGCAACCTGTGCAACCTGTGCAACCAGTATCACCCGCGCAACAAGCACAACCAGTGCAACCTGTGCAACCTGTGCAACCTGTGCAACCAGTATCACCCGCGCAACAAGCACAACCAGTATCACCCGCGCAACAAGCACAACCAGTATCACCCGCGCAACAAGCACAACCAGTGCAACCTGTACAACCAGTATCACCGGTGCAACCAGTATCACCGGTGCAACAAGCACAACAAGTGCAACAGGTTGGGCCGATTAGTACAGACCTCGTTGTTAGTTCTGTTAGTTCTGTTAGTTCTGTTAGTTCTGTTAGTTCTGTTAGTTCTGTTAGTTCTGTTAGTTCTGTTAGTTCTGTTAGTTCTGTTAGTTCTGTTAGTTCTGTTAGTTCTGTTAGTGTAATTGATTTTGTTGTGTCAGTTGATCCTGTTGATCCTGTTGATCCGGTTGATCCGGTTGATCCGGTTGATCCTGTATATGTTTTATCTCTAATGATTGATTTTGTTATATAATTTTCATATCCTTTTGTAATTTTATATGATTTAATTAATTGTTTATTATTAATATTAAATAATGTATTATCAATTAAATATATTTTATTATAACTTTTACTTTGTATATTATTATAATATGATATTACATTATTAGTATTACCTGTAGCACCTGTGTTAATATTCGTTCCTGTTTCATAATAATATATTGCACTAAAATAACCATCAATAACCATATAGTATGAATATTCTGGTATTTTATTTGATTCTAAATTAGTTATATTATGATTTGTATCAATCTCATAATTAACATTGTAAGGAATTAAACGTAAGGTATCTTGTGGTAAAATCCATGTATGATAATTCCCTTTTGGTATATTATATATTTTAATATTTTCTTTTCTCATCATAAAATGCTTATTTAATACTAAATCAACCAATAATATAAAATGTTTATCATTCGTATCTAATATTACTTTTGTATAATCTGATACTTCATAATTAGAATAACCATAATAATTAATTATATTCATACTAGGTAATAATTCATAACTTATATTTTTATATACTGTTATATCCACCTTAAAACCTGCCGCATTAGGATTTGTAGCATTTCCATAAACTGCGCCATATTTTCCTACATCGTCAGGATTCAATACAAAATACAAATAAGGGATTTTTATACCAGTATTATCTGGGTATAAATTATATGGACTTATATCTATTTTTAATACATCTGTAAAACTATAAAAAATATTATTATATTTAAATATATTATTTTCCATATCAATATCACTATACTCTGAATATGGTAAATAATGTGTGACTTTCTTAAAATTAACAATATATATTTTTTTAATAATTGCAGGTACAACACTAATTGTTCCCATATCACCTGGTGTTGTTAGATATGTAAGATATTTAAAATATAATTCTGGTCCAATATTTATATTAGAAATTAAATATAAATATTTTTCTTCAGCAATACTAGTATCTTCTAAATAACCATCATATTTTTTAGTACCTATAATAAAATGTCTTGTAGTCATATTAATTATTGGTATTGTTTCAAATAATAAATAAATTTTATATACAAATAATAGTTTTGAACCGCCATTTATTGGATCATATGGTAATGTTAAAGTTTTGATACTACTTTGTGCATTTGTCATTATTACTTTATACGGATTTACTACAGTGCAATCACTTGGTGTAGTTGTGAATTTATATCTTGATGTTGTATCCGCAGTAGCAATATATATATTTCCATCATCAAATTTAAATAATTGTGTTGAACCATTAGTAGCAATATATGTATCATTAAAAATAAAATCACTAGTTGAATTTATACTAGAAAGACCATAATAATTAAATTTAACATTATTGGTAGTATTTGTATCATTAATTAATAATTCGGTATTTATATATTTATCTTCTAATTTATTATCAGTATAATCAGTAGTAGATATATTATAAGAATCTATTGATGTAAATGTATTAATAGTACATATATTCTTATTTTGGTCTGTAATATTTATTTTATATATATTTGAATCAATAATAGGATGTAATGTAGTAATAGTTGTTGTATTTGTAGTAGGATAATCATAGTATTGATTATTAATATTTTGATTAATATTACTTATTGATAAATAATCATTTTTATAATTATTAGGATTTGATAAATTTAAATAATCAATATTTTTACTAATATATTCCGAATGATTTATAAATAAATTAGATACATTAGTTAGATATAAAATTACATTATCTGATAATCTATTACGCGACATATATGTTTTAAAAATAGGTGATAATATTTTTAATGTATTCTTTATTGTATTTGAATATGTTATAATATTTAATGCACCTTTTTCATAATTTATATCATAATCATACAATCTTAAATTATTAGATAAATACCATACAAACTCAGAATGAGAATAATTATTTAAACTAGTAGGTAGCATATAATTGTCATACTTGAATAAATTCAAATATTTATTAACTAAAGGACTATTAGATAATATTTTTTTTGATAAGAATCCATAATAATCATTATTTGTATTTAATAATTTTGTAAATGTGTCAACATATTTATTATTAATTGAATTAATTAATTTTATAATTGTAGTATAATCTGTATTAGTTAAAATAGTATTATCATATATTTCTATTAACTTATCTATTAATGTATAATAATAATTATTATTTAATATTGAGTTAGGTGTATTAAATTCATCAAATGCAGGATTAAATGTTTTTTGGCTAATATTTGCATCAGTAATTTCACTAATTATATAATTATTTTTATTAATATTATAATATTTTTCATTAGATGGTTTTATAAAAAATTGTTGGGTGCTTAATGGTGTTATATATGTTATTTTATTTTTATTGAGTGTAATAACTGAATTACTATTTATTTTAAAATTAATATTATAAAAATATAATATAGGATTTGTATAAATCAAATCATTTGTAATTTTATTAATATCACTTATGTTGCCAGTATTACCAGTATTGCCAGTATTGCCAGTATTACCAGTATTGCCAGTATTGCCAGTATTGCCAGTATTGCCAGTATTGCCAGTATTGCCAGTTGTTCCGGTAACACCAGTTGTTTCGGTAGCACCTATTGTATTAGCTAGCATTATAAATGACTCATTAAATATAAAATCATTTAAATCTGATATATTTTTATCATTTATGTATTTATAATCTGTAGAATGTGATATAAAATCATTTAAATTAGGTGCTATATTATTTAACGGTATTTCTAAAATATTATATATATTAGTTATTGGAATAACTTCACCCGGTTTTAATTCACTATCTAAATCACTATCTAATTTAGTATCTGAATATGGTAGATTTGTTTGTCCATATGTATAAAATATATAATCAAGTAAATAACATTTGTAACTATCAGATAATATAATATTATCAGGTGTTCCGTCTGGTATTTTTTTACTTCTATATATATAAATTCTTGTTACATCACGAACTGGCGGTATATCTAATATTAAACTAATTGATGTATTATTAATATTTGTATAAAATACAGGGTCGCATACAGTAGTAGTAGGTTTTGTTGACCCTTCATTATCAGTTTTATAATAAGTTATTTGATATTTATAATTACCTTTCATTGTATTTATAGTAGTTGGTCCAGGTTTAATATATATTATATTAAACGGTCTGTTTATTACAGGCGGCACTTTTGTTAATAATAAATTAGTATCTAATGTTGAATCAAAATAAGGAATAGTAGATTGTCCATATTTATTAGAAATATCCAAATAAGTAATTAAATAACACTTATAATTATCTAATAATAAAGTATTACCTAATATATTATCTGGTATTTTTGTGCTCCTATATATACCAATATGTGTGACATTACGATTAGTTGATATCGGTAATACTAAACGGATTGATGTATTATTAGCATTTGTATAAAATACAGATGTACATGCAGTTGTTTCTTCTGTTGTACCATCCTTATAAATTCCTCGATAAGTTATTTGATATTTATAATTACCTTTCATTGATACTACATCATCTGTAGTTGATGTAATAAATAATATATTATGAGGTCTATTTATTAAGGATGTATTAATTGGTTTTGTAATAGAAAAATATGGAGTAGTATATAATTGGGTTAAAAGAGTATCAGGAACATTATCAGTAAATGAATTACTAAATATACTATTTACAGTTGTTAATAAATACATGCTTGGATTTATAATAACTGGATTCATAACTTTACTACGATAAATACGCCAACAATCAAACTCTTTATTATTAATTAATGTTGTTATAATTATAGAAACAAACTGTTTTTCAGCAATAGTTATATTAGTTGAAGTGTATAATATATTTGTTTCTTCATTTGTAATAGAACTATATAATGATATTTTGTATATATATTTCCCAATACTTAATGACACTGCAGTGCCGAGTGAGAGACTTATTGTAGGATTTATTAGTTCAGTATAATTATTATAATTTGGCACTAATTTAACATTATCCATATAATTATATTTATTAACTAAATAATGATGTTTTGGCGTTAATGAGTTAAATATAAATGAAGGTATTTCTATTTGACCTTTATTATTAATAGTATATATATCAATAGTACCTGTAGTGCCTGTTGCCCCAGTTGCCCCAGTAGTCCCTGTAGTCCCAGTTGCACTAGATATCCCAATATTATATATTTTATAAGGAAAATCATATTCTTCAATATAAATTTCATAAATATTATTGTAATTACCAGATACTATATTTATTGGTTTTCCAAAACTATCTCTCAAATAATAAATACGATTTATAGCAATGTATTCAGCCGTACCTGTATCACCTGGGACGTCTGGATTAGGTTTAACTGCTGCAATAGTCGTGGATCTAGTTCGCACATCAATATTTACAATTTGTTTGCTAACATTTGTTGTAATATTTGCAAGTGTATTTAATTTAGTAGTATTATCTGATATATATTCAATACCTAATTCATTATCATACACAGTATCTATTAAACTAGTTTTAATATTATCATTTATTTTAGTTAATAAATAAAATGTAGTAGAATTAGCTTTAGTTCTATATATTTTCCGTCCAATAATATTTTTATTATCAGAAATAGGTATATTTCCAATTTCTATATATGCAGATGCTGTAATTGTAATAGATATATAATCACTTAAATCAGATTCATCAGTTAATGTATAATAAGAAATTGCATATAAATATGTTCCTAATAATATTGGTTGTGCAGTCTTGAGTGTTAAAGTAAAAAAATTAGCTGGTTTTACAATTAAACTATTATTTAAATAATTAATTACTAATACTTTTAATTTTTTATTGATCATTTTAGAATTTATATTATCAAATGTAATAGAATCATAATATTCTGTTTCAAGTAATACTCTTGATTTTGTTATATTACAAATATTTAATTGATTGTCAGATGTTTTTGATAATAATACATATTTATTTGTTTTAATATACGGTTTTATAATACCTGTTTTATAAAAATTTAATAATGGAACATGTGTTGAATAATAAGCTGTTAATTTTATAGTATCACCATTTGAAAAAGTAGGTATATCATTTAATGTAAATACTAAATAAATACTATTTACATTTAATTCATTCATTTTCATTTCAAAAGTAATTGTATTAAATGATAATGGTATAAAACCTGAAGATAATATTTTTGTTGTTTCTGTTAGTCCGATTATCAAATTTGGTCCAGTTGCGCCGGTTGGTCCTGGAGGCCATATAATTCCTTGAGGCCATGTTGTTCCCGTTGAAACATATTTTTTATAAGATAATACTATAGTTGTTTTATCATCATAAAAATTATCATATCTAATATATAATTTTTTAGTGGTTGAATCAGATATTACATCTAATAAATTATTTCTATTATAATTATCTGTTTTTTCAACAGAATTATAATAAATATAATCATATGTATTTGTTATTTCTAAATGATTAAAATCTTTATTTTGATTAATATTTTTAAAATCAGTTGTGTTTACGTTGGTTGAACCTGTTGCGCCTGTAGCACCTAATGTATATATTTCTACATCATACATATTTTCTTTAAATTTTAAAAAAGCATTATTATCAATACATGCAGTCCCCAACCAACTATTCTTATAAAACATTTTAACCCAAGAGTTTTTTATTTCATCACTTGTTATCATATTACCTGGATTAAATGTAAAATAATATGTTAAATTACGTTTAGGTGAATCTAACAATTTTGGATTTGATTGTATTCTACTGTAATTGTCTATAAATTTTTTATATAATCTATCTACAACTAAATTCCTCCAAAAAATAATAAATGATTTAATGGCACTATTTAATATTGTTAATTTAAATGATATAGTTAATACATCATCTGCTATATTTGCATAAATATTTTCTAAATTAACGGGTGTTAAATTATCCATTTCATTTGTTGATAGTTTACCAGTTAATTTATTTAAATTAGGATATTTAGTAGTTTCATTAATTAAATATGTATTATATAAATCATTATTATAACTTGTTTGAATTGCATCAGTATATTTATAAGGCATGTAATATTCAGCAAAATTTAATTGTCTATTTGGCACTAAATAAAATCTATTCAAATATATTTTTAATTTTATATAAATATCTTTTGGATTTTGAAAATGTAAATCATAAAATAAATTTGAAATATAATCTTCTAATATATAATATCTATTAATTACTTCATCTAAAATAATATTTTTAATATTATTGGTTGCTAATGTTTCATTAATTAAAAAATTTATATTATTTTCCCATTCAGTTTCATAATGAACATTATTAATATTGACAGTTTCATTAATATTATTATTTTCAAATGTATCATACTTTTTCCAAAATGTATATATGGCTTTATTATCAGAGTATAATAATTTATAAATAAATAATATAATTAATGATGTATATTTTAAATAATCCATTTTATAGTCATCAAAGTTTTTAAAATTTTGACTACAATATTTATAAATTATATCAATTTCATAAGTATCACTTGTTGCAACTGCTGTATCAAAATCATTTATATATTCTATATATCTTTCTATTTCTGTTTTATATATAACATTATTCCCCCCATCTAATAATTTACTACTTTGATAAAATGATAAATAATCTGTGTTTTTGTAATAAGAATTACGTTCAAAATAAAGATAATATATTCTATATCTAATTGATTCATATAAATTATTATAATTATTTTTAAGTGTTTGTAATGAATCTAATATTATATCTTCTTTAGATGTCGCAACAATATTAAGCCAATATTGTTCCCAATAATTTGACTCTAATCTTAATAAAGTAATAATAGGAGATATTACATTATCTTCAATTGAATAATAATAAACATTATTACCTAAATCTGTACTATTAATATATTCAGGTAATAATGCATCTATAAATTTGTCCGGATTAATTTGTGTTAATGTTTTTGAAAAATTACCTAATTTAAATAATTGTTCAGGTATAATATACCATTTATTATCAGTTGTGCCAGTATTACCTGTATTTCCAGTATCACCGGTTGTGCCAATATTAAAAACATAACAGTTTTTATTCATATAATTAACACTTAATTCATTGATATTGTATTCAGTATATGTTATTTTTTCAGTTGTGTTTTTTATAATTTCAAAATATGGAATTTCTAATTTAAAATAATTATTATATAATAAATCTCCATTTTTCTCAATTATTTTATTACCACCCTTGCCAAATTCTACAGAACCTAAAAATCTATCAGTTTGACAAATTGAAAATAATGTATGTTGTTTATAAACTGTTTTGAAAAATGTAATTTCTGGATCACCAATAATAGGCGAATCTTGTATTCCGGTTGTAATTAATTGAATTAATCCACCGCCCATTTATTATAATATTAGGTAAAAATAAAAAATAATCTTTAAAACTTTTTAAATAAAAAATATAACATTCTATAATGAATAATTATTATATAAAAGCAGTATTACTTGAAAATTGCTCTTATTCAAAAAAAGCTAGTAATCTATTAAAAGAACACAATATAGAACATATACAAGTTGATGTTAATCCAAATACAAAAGATAATTATAAAACACCATTAATTAATACTTTTCCGCAAATATATTTATGTAAGCATAATGCATTAGGTTCACAATTATTAGGTGGACATGAGGATTTAGCCGGTTTTATAAAAAATTTTAAAAAACCAGATTTAGATAGTAATAAAATAACAGAATTCACAAAACAATATAAATGGTCTAGGCGAGGAACACTTAAATTAATACAAATTATTAATAATATAACTTTATAAAATCTATATTACAATTTTTCCATTTGAAAAAACACCTACTTGCACTGAATCAGAATTATAAACAATACCATTTTCTTTGTGCTCATAATAATAATCATTTCCATTAATAGTTATTTTATTTAATATAGTATCACTAACAGTATCAACACTGTCATTTGTTGTATTTGTTTGAGTTTCAGGCAAATCATTTGTTTTTAAATATTTACGCTGTAATACATTAAAATCTAAATTTTCACCTTTGCAAATATTTAATAATAATTTATAATTTTCTTCTCTAACATTATTTTTATATTCTTTTTTTATCGCAATTATATTTTCTTGTATAATATCGTCTAATGAACACATTACATTTTCATGTAATAATTTCAATCCCTTTAAATTTTTCATATGTATAAAATTATATATATAGTAAATTAAAAAGAAATTATATATTTTTCAATTTTTATAAATCAATTAATTTAGGTTGTTCATAAGAACCTAATAAGGAAAACTGTTTTTTCTTATTACTACTGCTAGTCCTTTGAGATACATTATATTTTCTGTCTAATGAACTAATATTTTTTTCTAATTTTTTAGTGGGATTATAATTAGTATGTGTATGTGTATCAATTATTAAATTATAATTATTTTGTTTATAATTATTTTGTTTATAATTATTTTGTTTATAATTATTTTGTTTATAATTATTTTGTTTATAATTATTTTGTTTATAATTATTTTGTTTAATAGTCTGTGTTTCTAGTTCTAATTTTAATTCTAATTCTAATTCTAATTCTAATTCTAATTCTAATTCTAATTCTTGTTCTAATTCTTTATTCTTATTTTTATTATATGATATACTTGAATTACAACAATCATTAATATTATTGTGAAGCCAATAATCAATACCATTATTATCAAATAAGAATAACATTTATATTATTTAAATATATTATGAATATAATTGAATTTATAATATATTCAATTTTTATTATATTTTGATTTAAGGAAATTTATATATTTTAATATAATGTTTTTAGTAGATAAATATTATAATGATACTAATTATATAATATGTCATCCATCTATTTTAAGAAAACTAGTAGATAGTTTTGATACACAACAACAAACATATCAAAATATATTAAAATTATTAAATAGTAAACAAAAATGTATTAACTTAAAAAAAATATCTCAAAAAGCAAAACCAATATATAAAATAAAATTATCTCAAAACATAAAGCAAAATAGTAAAATAATTCATACAAATCAATACAATGAACCTGGAGAAATAGTTAAAACTTTTTCTTCAGCTAGAATGCTACCTTATCAAACAACACTTGATAAGCTACCTTACACTGCTGTAAAGTACAATGAATATACAAGATATTCCAATTTTCAACACTTAATTGTATATGGACCAGATGGTTGTAGTAAAGATTATTTAATTAATAAATTATTAGAAAAAATTTTTGGGAAAAATAGTGTTGAATTAAAAGATGTTGAATATACTGTATGTGGTTATTCAAATACAAAAACAAAAATTATGATAAAACAATCTAAACATCATATTATAATTGAACCAAATTCAAATGGATTTGATAAATATTTAATTCAAGAAATAATACAGGATTATGCAAAATCAGAATTATTAAATATTTTAAAAAATCGTAAATTATTTAAGGTTGTTATAATTAATAAAATAGATAATTTATCATATTATGCACAAGCATCATTAAGAAGAACAATGGAAATATATTCAAATTCATGTAAATTTATTTTAATATCAGATCAATTATCTAAAATTATTGAACCATTAAGATCGCGATGTTTATTAGTACGTGTTCCATTGCCCTCAAGAGAACAAATATTAGATACACTATTATATATATGTAATAAAGAAAATATTACAATTGATTTTAATAATTTATATACAATTATACAAAATTCTGATAATAAAATGAGTCATGCAATATTATTATTAGAATTATATAATAACAATATTAAATATGGAAATGATTGGGAAATAGTTATAGAATCAATAATAAATAATATAATTAATGCTACTATTGATAATAGTAAAAAATTATATAAAATTATAAAAATAATAAGAGAACAGTTTTATATATTATTTATAACAAATATATCAACACAACTTATTTTAAGAAAAATAATGTTAAAATTAATTAGTAAAACAAATAATCTTCAATTAAAATATAATATTATTAATATAACATCTATTTTTGAACAGAGATTAAGTCAAGGAACACGACATAATATTCATAGCGAGGCTTATATAATAAGATTAATATATTTATTTACAAATTATCATAAAAATAATATGAATAATATATCTGATTATAATGATGTTCTTGAAATATAAATATAAAAATTCTAATATATATATATTAATAAATAATGGAACAAAAAAAATATAATTTAGAAAATAAAATAAATATAATATATGATTTTGTATATAATTTAAACACAACTGATTGTTTTTCATTTGAAAAAATTATAATAGAAAATATATCAATTGATGATATTAAAATACCTTTGATTAATAATAAGGATAGTAAACAAGATATAGAAATATATAATAATTATAAAATAGATATATTAAATACACGTTTTAAAATTATATCATTTAATAATGATACAAAACAAATTATATTAAAAAGATATGGAAATGATTTTTCTACAAGTATTAAAATTTCTTTTTATAAATATAATGATACTAAAATAAATAGTTTAGATACAGAAATTAATAATGATTCTTTATTATCATATTTATTAAGTCAATTAGTTTTGAATAAACAAACAACTCATATATTATTACCAATTTTAAATATTGATATGTTATTTACAGATTTTGAATATATATTAAAAAATGATGATTGTTATGATAAAATAAAAATTGCAATAAATAATAATGAAATAAGTAATATTTGTTGTTTACAATTACGAGAACAATTTTTTAAAATTATGATTTTAGAAGATTATTTAAGTAAAAATAAATGTTCACATAAAGGTTTAATATTTCAAGTTATACATACACTTGCAGTATTACAAACTGCATATCCAGGATTTAGACATAATAATTTACTTCTTAAGAATATAGTAATATATTTAAAAAAAAAAAATAATCAATATAATATATATAATAATTTTAATAAAAAATCTAATGAAAAATTTTATATACCTAATATAGGATTTGATATTAAAATAACTAATTTTGAAAATACAACTATACCTAATACATATGGTTCATTGTACCGCAAAGCTGGTATAGGTTTATTTAATATAAATAATCCAAATATTAAATTTGCAGATCAACCAAATCCATATTATGATATTTATATATTTTTGAATGATTTTATACATATTATAAAAACAGAATTAGAAGATGAAGCAAAATGTAATAGAGAAACAATAGAATTTCTTAATAAAATTATTCCACCTCATTTAAGATATGATAAAACAAATACATCTACTGATTCTACAAAAGAAAGTATTAAAATAGTTAATAATAAATTTAATAAAAATTATAATATAATATCACCTATAGATTTATTAAACGATACATATTTTGATGAATTTAAAAAAGTTCCTGATCAAGTGGTTGGTGATACACGTATAATATCACATAATTATTTTACAGGAATGTATCAATATAAAACAGTTTTACATTCTGATAATTATTCAGTATTAGGCCATCAAGATAATTTAATATCTAATTATAATATAATGACACCAAAAACCAAACACACAGATTCAAATATGACAGATACGCGTACTATTCATACAGAAACACATGATATAGTTAAATTACGTAGATTAAATACTATGTCTGGTGGAAATGCCCACAAATATAATGAACCTTATCAAGCAAAGCTTGATAAGCTAGATTTATCATCGCAGATGATAAATAAACCTGGAGAAAAAGTCAAAACTTTTTCTTCAGCTAGATTAGGAGACACTCGAAGAGTGTATCCCAATGAACATTCTATAAAAACACAATATAATATGTCGGGAGGAGAACCCATATTACAATCATCCTCAAATATGATTCAATCTGTAAATTATAAAAAAGAAAAATATACACCATATTCGTCAAATGATGAAAAACGCATACGGAAAAGTAGAAATGATGAGGAACAGACTAAAGAACCTCCAGTTATTTTAGAACAAAAACTATATGATACATCGCGAAAGTCAACATCTTCAAAAACACAAATGCCACCTGCATATATACCATTACATGATGTTGAAGGTATACCTCATAATTTATTACCTTATACAAAAATGATAAGTCAACCGCCTCTTCAAAAAGTATATAATATTAGTTTAAGTAGTCCATTAGTAAATCATACAACTATTAGTAACGTGTATGAAGATACATTACCAGGTGAAATAAATGCACTTACATCAACAACAGTTAGTGATAGATGTCAAATAATCACATTTTTACGTAATTCATTATTACATAAACATGATGGAGAAACAATGAATATAACTGGAGGAAATAATTCATTATTATCTTATATTAAATTATTGAATGTAAATCCATATACAAAATACCAATATCAATATACTAATTTACCAAATGACTTTTTATTATATAGTGCTGCATATCCTGTCAGATTTGATACAAAAAGTCGTACAATTAAATTATCTAAAAATGCAATGGGTATAAATATTCGTATATATATGATGAGTGTGGGTGATTTATTATTAGATACACTCGATAATAATATAACACGTCATAATTTTGATATGTGGAGAGAACTTGATTATTATCAATGGGCAAAACAAATAATTAATAAAGCAGTTTCACCAAATTTTATTACACCAATTTTATATAAAATAGATGACGAATCACATATTAATTGGGAAAAATTAAAAGAATTAAAACAAAAAAATGGAGGAGAAGTTATGACATCTACAGGTAATCAGGTACTAAATAGTCAACATAAAGTAGTTGAAAAAACTAGTTATTTACCATCATTACAGTCTATGTATTCATATAATAAAAATAAAGATTATAATTTAGATATTACTAAAATTGCAACAAATGGTTATCTTGATATAACGCAAAATTCAGGGCAATCATTGATATTATTAACAGAAGCACCTACTACTAGTTTTAAAGAATGGTTTACACCGCAATATGAATCATATGGTTCAATTAAAAAAATGACTTCAACCGGACATCATTCAGATAAAGTTTGGAGATCTGTATTATTTCAACTTGTATATGCAATGTCTGTATTACAAAAAAGTAAAATATATATTACACACTTAAGTTTAAATAATATTTATATTAAAGATGTTAATATAAATCAAAATAGTATTGGTTCATGGATTTATAAAGTAGATGGTATAGATTATTATATACCAAATTATGGATTTGTATTATTAATAGATACTACATTTGCAGACGTAAACCCTGCAAATATGCCAATTGAAATAAGTGCAACATCTCCTATAGTGCAACCTGTAACTTCTGATTTAATTCCTATTATATCAGCAGCATTTAAAGCTGGAGCAGAAGCACAAAAAAACAAAAATATTAATATAGTTACACATATTGCTAATGCTGCATTTAATGCCGCAAATCCGGGTGCATCTGTTGGAACAACCGGGACAACCGGATCAACAGTAGCAATAGTAGATCCAACCAAAGATTTAAAATATTATAAAATATATGGTGAATTATATAAAGATAAAACATCATTGGCTATATGCACTCCATATGTAATTGAAACACTTATATTTAATCAATTTAAAGATATTATGAATACTAATACTTTTAATAATGACAAAACAATACAACCGAATATAACAACTCTTATAAATAATATTAGTAATGATGCAAATCCTAATATAGACTCATTTATACTAAGCCACTTTAGTGAATATTTACATAATAGAGTAGGCACCCCATTACTTAAATCTGAAAGAGAAAATATACCTTTATTTTCTAATTTTAATTTTAAAAAAGGTGCATTAATTATTTGGCAATTTAGAGATGATGAATTTCAGTGGGTTATTTATCTGAAGAATAATGGTGGAACTTTTCATCATACAATAATAACAGATAATAGAGGAACTCGAACAACTGTTCATCAAAATAGTTTATTTATTTATCCGCCTAGTGAACCAATATTACCTTCATCGACAGCTACAATGAAATATGATGAAACACATATATTTGAAACTTATAATTTAGATAATATTAAATAATATTAAAAATATTTTTCTTTATTAAGTTAATGATACTTAATAAAAAAAAATTTGATTTTCACGATTTACCAGTTGCATATTTAAATGATAATAATCAGGCAAATAAATTAAGACGAGAAATAATAAAAAACCAAGTAAGAATTAATGAATGTGAACAAGGCGACCTTGAGAATACATTTTTCTCTGATGAAAATATTGCATTAATTAATAAACAACTTATATTAGCTGTGTTTAAAAAAACAAATGGTAGTTATAAAATATCTAATCAAACAACTGAAAGTCTTACTATTGTAATGAGATATGTATTTTTAGAACACGGTAGACATTTACCTTATAATATATTAGAACAAATCAGAGAATTAAATTTAAGAGTTGTAAATGAAGTTGTGCCAATTATAATAACTCAAATTACACAGAGGACAGAGTATTTAAAAATAATTGCAGAACCAAGAAATGTTTTACCATTGCCTATAAATGTCCACGGCGGAACACGACAGAATTTACCATCAGTAACAACAACATATGAGACTGATTAATATTAGTAAGGCCCGGCATATGGAAGATTTCCTTTAGTTACATCATCTACTAGCATATACATTAATACAATACAATTCTCTGTTAAGGTCTTAATTGCTACCTCTGAACTAACATCATTTATTGCATGATAATCAACAGTTAAGTTAGTATTGCGAGGACTGTATAAAAATAGTTTATCAGCCGCATTTGGAATTTGTTGTCTTAAAATGGCAGATGAACCAGTAACATGGTGAGTATCTTTTAGTGTAGTAAAATCTGCGACAATCCCAGATACAAGTTCATACGTGTCATTTGTGTTATTAACGTGTATCTGATTTTTAATTCCTACAGGACTTAAATGAATATTCTCAAAACCGGCAACAGATGTTGGTAACCGGTCCAAACTATATGGTAACATATCAGAATATCTAATAACATTAACACGTCGATCAATAAAAAAGAATAATACATCTTTTGAATAAATAACACTTGTTTCACGCGTAGAAACAAACCCATTTTCTAAAAAGAGCTGAGATTGTTTGAGCCCTTTCTTTTCAAGATCATATGGTTCATCATTTATTTCTAATCTAATATTAATCATAGGGACTGTTGTAACCAGTGGTCTTATAAACTGTTGGTAAGGATTAACAATAACATTTTGCATTTTTTGTGCACTTGTAGTAACAAGTGTTGGACGGAATGAAAATGTTGCCAATAATCGTTTGAGAATTGTCCCATCATAACGTCCATATATTAAATCGGGAGTATCATATTTATTAGCTCTGCATATATCAATTGAACTAATAAAATCACGGAAACCCGCAGTAAAGTATTGTCCATTTCGTAAATTAAGCACTGAATTCCATAATTGATTTTGAACTAATGCACGATTTAATAAATCCTGCATAGATGAGTGAGAATCACATACTACATCGTTATGATCATTTGTTAATGCATAAAATAATTCATAATCAGGCCTATTAGTTAATCGTTCATTATTATAACGCGCTTTAACAATACCAGCAATATTAGAATATAAGAAATGATCCTCTAATTGTTTAATGTGTGGAATAAACATTGCAACAATTACTGGATGAATTGCATCTGTTCGTTTATGGCCTAATTTTGACTCATATGTACCACTCATTGCTTCACTGTCAAACGCTTTATATTGCATAGACTGAATAATTACCTGTGAATGTAGTGGTTTAGATGCAGCATGTAATTTTAGTATTTCTTGTAAATATTTAAAATCTGCATCATTAAATTTCTGATCACCTTCTAGAAAATCATTAGTTAAAGAACCTAATGCTTTTGTCATATTATTTCTAGGTATCATTATTTCAGGAGACTTTATTCCAATAAGATCTTGTTCATAAATCCGCTGGAATTCAGCAAACTCTTCATTTGTTAACCCATGTTTCACTTTATATAAACGGGCCTTTTCTAATAATATATGATATGGGTAATTTGAATTAGCATATTTTTCACGTATTAAATACGCAAATTTTTTTGCTTTCTTTACAATGTGATGATGTTTTTCATTATATGCCTCAAATATTTTATCTACTACACCTGAATCGCCATATTTTTGTAATAATTTTGTAAATGTATCGCGAGAGGGTGTTATATTTTTATAAAATAAATTCTGAACTTCTTGTTCAATATTACCAGTATTACTAGATGATTTACGTTCTGAGCGATTACGATTTTCCATACTTTATATATATATAATTAGAAATTTTTTTTTATAATTAATTTTTAAACTTTTTTAAATTGATTATATTATAAAGTTTAAATTTTATATTGATTTAATGAATAATTTATCTAAAAATATAAAAAATAATGATTTATGGATAAATAAATATAAACCCCATACTGAAGAACAAATTATTGGGAATAAACAACAAATTAATAATTTTAAAAATTGGTTATTAAATCTGGGAATACCTTTGGAGAGTGATAGTTATAATTCTAATAAATCTAATTATGGAATCATTATTTCTGGTAATCAAGGTCTTGGTAAAACTCTAACTGTTTCATTAATATTAGATAATCTTGGATATATTCCTAGAATTATAAATCCTAATCAAATTAAAGACCACCGAATATATGACGATTTTAATGATTATTATAATTTTACAAATTCTATTTATTCTAAAATACAATTCAGTGCTAATAAAAATAAAAAAATAGCATTAATATTTGATGAGACTGAAAATATTACATTAACAAGTGAAAAAAAATATATTTTAGATATTTATAAAGAAAATAATAAATTAAAAAGTTTTCCTCTTATTTTTATATCAAATAATCAGCATTCCAAATTATTAAATGATTTAAAAAAAGCATGTAATGAAATTGTTTTTACTCATCCTACTACAGATGAACTAATAACATTTATTAAATATATTTGCACTAATGAAAAACTATATTTTGAATCAGATACTTATATAAAAAAATTAATTAATTTTGCACAAAATGATATTAGACGCCTTATTAATTTATTACAAGAATTATCATTTCATATTAAAAATAATGTAATTACTGAAAAAAATATAGATGAATTTATTAATAAATCTAGAGAAAAAAATATTGATATTGGATTATTTGATTCAACAGAACGTATTTTAAATAATTGTTTGGATTATGAGACAACTATTAAGTTATATGAATCAGAAAAAGTATTATTACCATTAATGATACATGAAAATTATTTAAAAAAAATATTATGCAAAACAAAAGATTCATGGGATAATATTATTTTTAATATTATTAAAGTATCTGATTCTATTTCAAGAGGTGATAATATTGAAACAAGTATTTATACTGACCAAAATTGGTATTTACAAAATATACACGGATTTTATACATGTATAAATACTTCTTTTTGGATTAATAAAACAAATACTCCTTATAAAATTACACATAAAGATATTAAATTTAGTAGCGATCTTAATAAAACATCTTTAAAAAATATAAATAGAAAAAATATTAATAATTTATCAAAAATTATTAATAATAAATCTAATCAAGAAATTTTGTTAATTAATAAAATTTGTAATCATTTAATACAAACCAAAAATGAAAATAAATTAATTACTATTTTAAATGGATATAATAAAGATATTACCATAAAAGAAATTGAATTATGTTTAAAAATTGATAAAACAATTGATTTTACTGTATTAACATCCAAAGATAAAAAAAGAATTACTAAACAACTTAAAAATACTGATTAATATTATATATATTTTTCATTAATTTTAGATATAGTTATAAATTGTATATTTGTATCAATCATTGGTGTAAAACACCATATATCATCTGATAAATATAAAATTAAATCAATTATCCATTCTAATTGTTGGTTATTATCTATATAAACAGTATCTTGCGTTAATAGTTGATAATAAAAATTAATTTTATCAGAATTATTATTTTCAAATAAATGATTAAATTTTTTTAGTTTACTTATATATTTTATTTGCGATACACTAACGCCTGGTATTGATGATGCCCATATCCATAATTTAGTAGTAGTTTGATAAATTCCAAAAAAATGATAGTCCCCTATTAATAATAATTTTTTATTATCTAAAATTTTTATTTGCGTTTTAGTATCTTTCCTATTCTTATTAAAATCAATAGTAAATTTTTTTTTAGGATCTAATAATTTTTGTATTTCTTTACTTTTAGTTTCTTTATTTTTAATTATTTTATTTATTATTGACATTATATATTATTTAGAAAAAATAATATATAATATCTATAATAATATATATATAATGGTTTTTGAATTAAATAATAATTTACTTTTATTTATAGTATTTGGTATTATTGTTTTATGGGTATTCACTAATAAAAATGTTAAAGAAAATTTAGCAGACTTTACAAGTGAAAGCAGTAATAAAATAGACCAAAATATGTGTTCTAAACAATGTTGTAAATTTGCTCAATGGCCTCTTCCTGAAGAATTATATGAACGCACTATTCCCGAAGAACAATTAAGTAATTATATTGGATCAAACCTTTTCTGTTCAGGAGGTGATAAAAGCGGATGCTTATGTATTACACAAGACGAGTCATCCTACTTATCTCAACGTGGCGGGAACTCATTAAATAATACTTGTAATTTATAAAAATGATTTAACATATATTATATTATAAAAATTATCTATCTGATTATAATATATGTTAAATTTTTTAGTTGAAACAAAAAATGAATACACTATTCATCTTGTTAATATTTTAACACCATTAATATTTGAAGGTATTCAATCAATTTATATTGAGGCACTTAATATATCAAATGCCGATAATGTTCTTAAAATATTTCAGTCATTTTTAAAAAGAATACCAAAATGGAATAATGAATTAATTAATAAAGAAGCATCTCGTATTACTAATTCAACCCAAAGTTATGGATGGTTAAATGATTTAGTTAAAGCAACTATTAAAGCAAATTTAGTTATATTAATATATAATCCCACAGTTAAAACACAAACAAAAATAGATCATTCATTTTATCAAAATATTAATATAACTGATTTTATTCATAAAGTGTATTGTGAATGCGCAAGAGAATTATGGAATAATCCAGATTTATTATTTCATAATTATCCACCATTAGAAATTAAACGCAATCAAAGACAATGTTTATCAATTATTAAAGATTGTATACGTGAAGCAATTAGAAAATTAATTCCAGTAAGACATATATTAAAAATTTATTTAGGTGAAGATATTGATTTTAATAATGTAAATGATGAGTTTGAAAAAGTATTAACAGATGCAGAAGAAAAAAATTTACCTAAAATGATAAAAAAAGATTTAGAAGATAAACAACTTGCATTAAGTTATCATGGCACTGAATTAAATGAAAATTATAATAAAGATAAACAAACAACCGATCCTGAACAAACTATTAGAACTAAAATTTTTAATATACTTGACAAACCAGAAATACATAAAACACAAGACAATCATAAATTAGACACTTCTGATACATATGTAAATGAGAAATTAGATTCCAATTCTGATTCAGTAGATATATTTAAATCATTAAATAAGCTTGATAATAAAGAACAATCAATTACAGTAGATGATAAAATTAAACAAGTATTATATAATAAAAATAAAGATCAAAATACAGGATCTAATAATAAAAAATATTTAGATTTTAAAGAACCTACTAATGAGTCAGACTTACATACTAGTTTAAATTATACTCAAGAAGATACAAATAAATATCAAGAAATCTTTTCCAATTTTAATATGGTTCAAAACAATAAAACAGATGCATTAGATAAGCCAGATGATAAAAAGTTTTTTAATAAATATATGCAATTTTAAATATTATTCAACAATCACTTTACTTTTATCTGATGAAGAATTCATTTTATAAATTTTAATAGATGGCGATATCATATCTAAAATTGCAAATACGATAGATGATGTTATACCAATCATTATTATTTCTTTTTGTTGTATTTTAGTATCTGGTATATATTTTATTGCAATTATAATAATTAAACTCATTAATATATATTTAATTAATCTTTGTGTATGAGATAAATGACATTGTTTTATATATGACATATTATAATAAATTAGATATTTATGTTTAAAAATTGTTATATTATATTTTTTTCTTTATTATTTTAATGAAATTAATTATAAAACAATTAGGAATAATTATAGGAGTATTTAGTATCACTTTATGGATTCAACAAATGGATGATAAAAAATATAATAAAACAAGAGTTGATTTTTTTGATAAATATAAATTTCCACTATTAATAAGCGCAATTATTGGATTACTTATTAATATTCCTGAACTAATTATGAAAACTAATACTAATAATGAAATATCTCTATCATTTATTAATAGTATTAAACCAAATGCTGAAATAGGTAGTCCTACAAGACAAACATTAGATACTGCACCATTTGAAAAACTAAGACATACTTACGGGAATGTAAATAAATCTTTTGGTGAACAACAAATATATACTAATTTACCTGACTTTTAATCAGATTAATATTTGTAAATATAAAAATGTATTATAAAAAAATGTTAGTAATAGTAATATGACTGTTAAAGAAGTTAGTTTTGGTGCAACTAGATTACCCATAAAACAATTTAAAATTAATGAAATGGTTGATCATTGCACTATTGCAATGATTGCCAAACGCGCTACAGGAAAGTCATTTTTAACTCGTGAAATTATGTTTCAAAAAAGACATAGTATAGCAGCAGGAATTGCAATTAGTAGAACTGAAACACTAAATTCATTTTATTCCGAATTTATACCTGATAGTTATATCTATCCAGAATATAATAGTGATATATTAACACGTATATATGAAAGACAAGCACTTATTAATGAAGATAATAAAATTAGAATCAAAAATAATAAAAAACCAAAGGATGATTCTTTAATGTTAATAATGGATGACTGTATGAGTTCAAAAGGAACATGGTTAAAAGACCCAAATATTTTAGAATTATTTTTTAATGGACGTCATCATCATTTATCATTTATATTAACTATGCAATATTCTGTTGGTATTCCTCCTGAAATGAGATCTAATTTTGATTATGTTTTTTTATTAGCTGAAGATACAATATCTAATCGTAAAAGATTATATGACCACTATGCAGGAATGTTTCCTTCATTTGATATTTTTCAACAAGTATTTACTGATATTACTGATAATTATGGTATTATGGTTATCGATAATAGAGTACATTCAAAAAATTTAACAGATAAAGTATTTTGGTATAAAGCTAAAAAAGTCCCCACATTTAAAATTGGATGTAATAAATTTCATAGATTTCATAAAAAAGCATATGATGATGAATGGAATAAAAAATTAGAAGTATTTAATCCAATAGATTTAGTTAATAAAAATAGAAGTGCTATCCGTATAAAAGTTGATAAAATTAAATAATAATTATTATTTTATAATTAAAAATAATAATTATTTTATTAGATATAATTATTTCTCATTTGTTAAGGGTTTAAATGACTTAATTTGATTATTTAAATTATCAATTTGTTCATCTAATTCTGTCTTACGGTCTTCCATTGTTTTAATCTGTTCTGCTAATGCTTTCATACTCTGTTCAATAGATAATACTTCATCCTTATTATCTTCCAATTGCGCCTTATCTAAATCCTTTTCCAAATCAGACAAAGTATCTTTTCGTGATTGTAAATTATCTAAAATTGTTGTTCGAACCATTTCCTGTTTACGTTGCTCATGATAAATCTTAGCTTTTTCCTGATTTTCCATATATGTCTTCATCATATTATTTAATTCATCATTTGCATATTGTGAATCCTTAACCGCCTCAGAATCTGGATTTGGATCAAATGGCAACCATTTACCCATTTCACCAACAAATACATTAAAATATGGGTCGATAGATTGCACTGTCTTTGCATGTTCGCACGCAGCTTCATATGTTTCAAATGCACCTCTAATTTTAATACCAGATAATGTAGTTTTAACATCCGTATCCTCTGCACCAAGTTTATTAGTTAAAAAACTCATACAAATATATTTTTGACCAGATGGTAAAAATGCATCTTCTGTTAAATAGTCTGATTTTGACATTTTATTATTTTAATAATAAAATTTTTCTTTATAACAATTTATTTAACAGTTTTAACATAAATTTTATCTGTTACATCTTTTTCATCAAACTCATTATAACCAAAACCAATTGATGGATTTAAAAACATTTTTTTATATACTTTACTTGGTTTAATATCATATATTGTATCATTATTTATTGGTTTATTATAACGGTTTTGTTGTTGTAATAATATTTCATTAGTTGTTTGATAATTATTAGAAGTTGCTTTAGTTAAATAGATACTCATAAATATAATACCACTAAATAATAGTATTATTGAAATATTATTTACAATATATATCATTAATTAAATTAAATTAGGTTTTATTTTTTATATTATTTAAATGAACTAATATATTCCCATTTAAGATATTTACATATTTTTTCCCATATTTGGTCATTCTCCATAATTTTATCAGGATCTTTATGTAATGGAAAACATTCATATAAATGGTCTAACTCTAATAATTCACAAAACTTATGAAGCACATATGAATATGATAAAAAGTTTTTTCTTTTTGATGATTTAAACATTTCCCATGGTTCCTGTGTTTTATAAAACATTGATATAAATAATTTTTCCATATCACGTGTTATTTTAGGTGGTGGTAAATTATTTAATTTATTTATAATATAAGTAACATGTTCATAAAAATTATTATAATTTAATTTTTTTAATATTATTTTCATTTTCTTTTTATTTAAAATAGATAAATCTGTTATTCTATTTTTATTTAACTCTTTAACAATATCTATAAATAATTGTTCAGGTATATCAGGACTTTGTTTTGCTTGAAATTGATTAAGCCACTCTCTAAAATGATTTAATCGTTTATAAGGACTATAATCTTTAATTTGCCTATCTTCATCTAATATTATCATTTCACTATCGCCACAACAAGGACAAATATAAGCACTTTCTGACATATCTAAAATTTTTTCAATATTACATTCAATACAATATTTTATTCTATTTGAACCATTATCTTTAACAATTCTAATTCCATCTATTCTTTGACAATATTTTTCAAATAAATTTGCTTTGTTTGCTATTTTTATTTCATTATTTATTATTTGTTTATCTTTTTTATTACATAAAAATTCTAATATATTTTTTGACTCTTTTACAACTGGTTCTACTTTATCTCTCATTTCATAGTAATCTGAAATTAAATCACCCGCATTATCATAATAATCCATTTCATCTATATTTATTTCATTGTATTTTATTTCTAAATTAGTTTTTTCACTTAATAATAATGCTCGAGTTTTAATATCATTATGTGTAATACTTGATGAACCTGAAGAAACTTTTTGAGTTTCTTCAGCTAGATTAGAAAAAACTCTTTGAGTTTTTCCTAATGAACCTCCACAAGCGTTGCGTGTGGAGCTACCTTGCACTGCTTTGCAGTGCAATGAACCTTCTAGTTTTGAATCTTTAGATTCAAAATCTAGAATGCTACTTATCAATTTGCCTTTAGGCAAAATTGATAATGAACCTGGAGAAACTTTTTGAGTTTCTTCAGCTAGATTAAAAAAAACTCTTTGAGTTTTTCCTAATGAACCTCCACAAGCGTTGCTTGAGGAGCTACCTTGCACTGCTTTGCTGTGCAATGAACCATTATTAACACTTTCACTAATTGTAAAAGCATCACGTCTATCATCAATTTTTTTAATTTCAGCATTAATATTATTTATTTGTTCTAATAGTTTTTCTTTTTCATATTTATTATTATTAAAATATTTAACCATTTGTCTATGCTTATTATCTAATGTATTTGTTTCTTTTATAGAAATTTGTTTGTTTTTTTTATATTTTGACAGACTTTCTTGTCCTTTAATATCTAACATTTCTATATTATATGTTAAAAATAAAAAAAGACTTTAAATCCATATAATTTTTATAAAAATTAAATATTTTTATATTAAATAAATATCTAATGCTCTTAAAGCAGAAGACCATCAACCTACAGACACTTGTAATTTCTCTCGTATTGATAATGCTACACTTAATGTTTCCAGTAATAAAACTATACCATCTGAAACAATCTTAAATATCTATACTCAAAATTATAATGTTTTACAAGTTATGAGCAGTATGGCTGGCACGGCATATAGTAATTAAAAGAATATTTTTATATTATAATACATATAAATATATTATAATATAATGTCAGATGATGTTGTAATTGCAATCCTCGCAAAAAATAAAGAATATTGCTTACAATTTTATTTAAATTGTATATATAATCTTGATTTTGACAAAAAAAAAATACATTTATATATAAGAACAAATGATAATACAGATAATACTATAAATATTTTAAAAACATTTATTGAAAAATATAAAGATGAATATAAATCAGTATATTATGATGATACTAGTGTTAATCCAGAATTGAGTAAATATGATGAACATGAATGGAATCATGTGCGTTTTAAAATATTAGGTAATATTCGTCAAAAATCTATAGATTATGCAATTAAATTAGGCTGTCATTATTTTGTAATAGATTGTGATAATTTTATTACAAAAGATACTTTAACTGATTTATTTCAAGATAAAGATAAAGGGATAATTGCGCCTTTACTTGTGTCAAAAACAGCATATGCAAATTATCATTATGATACAACAGAAAATGGTTATTATAAAGAGCATCCAGATTATCATAAAGTATTACATAGAATAATGAATGGTTTAATAAAAGTAAATGTGGTTCATTGCACTTATTTTATAGACAATCAATATTTAAAATATGTTAATTATGATGATAATAGTTATAGATATGAATATGTTATATTTTCTGAAAAAATGAGAGAAGCTAATATACCTCAATATATTAATAATACTAAATTTTATGGATTTTTAGTGTTGTGTACTCGTGATGAATATTTAACGCATATTGAACATTTTAAAAATTATTTAACAATTGAAAATAATAATATAGTATTTAAAAATATATAAATTTTTTCATAATTTATAAAAATATATAAATTTTTTATTTATAATATAAAAAATCTATAAAAATTAATTATAAAAAGTTAATTTAAACTCTAAAATTGTATTTATTTAATAAACTTATTTTTTATTAAATAAAATATATTTAAAAATTTTCTAATTATATATATATATATAAATGGGTGGTGGCTTAATGCAACTCGTCGCCTATGGCGCTCAAGATGTTTACCTTTCTGGCAATCCGCAAATTACATTTTTTAAAGTAGTTTACCGTCGTCATACTA